GGCAAATTGTAAATGTAAACGCTATGGACTACGAATACAGAACATGGGCTAAGGCGGCTTTAAACATGTAACGCCTAGCTAATTGGCGGCTTTTAACTGGTAATTTAAAACTGATATTTACAGCCCGTCCGTTGATGTGACTTGTTAAGTACCGTTGGGACGGTAAATATTAAGCTACGGAGTAAAAAATGGCTATTAAATTTGAAAAAATACAAGCTGGCATGACGCTATTTGATGTTAGGCGCAATACCGGTATGACGCGTAATAAATGGAATATTTGGCCTGTTTATGTGAAAAGCGTGGATTCTGAAAAAAGAACTGTGCAGGCAAGCTGGAATGGAAACGCCTATCAAACGATGGGCGAGTACAGAGTAACTAAGTTCAGAGCTAAAAAGCCAGAAGACAAGGCTATGTTCTAAATACTTAACAGCGAAATATACAGTCACCCACTGCGTATTTCCAATTGCACTATCACAAAAACCAACCCAATAGATTTAAAAATATGACAAGGAAAAGAGCGGCATCTTCCGACAACTGGCTCCCAAGCCGCGTTTATCGTGGACGCAAAAGCTATGAATTTCACCCAAAAGGCGGAGGTTCAATCGTGCTTTGCGCAAGACCGGCAGACGGCATAGAAACCGAGCTGATTAAATCTTGCGTTTGGGCTGCTTACAAAAAAATTGTGAGCGAGCCCATTAAGCCGGACGACATGAGCCGGTTGATCGAAGCGTTTCACAAAAGCGCGCAATATCGCCAGCTTGCAGTAAATACACAGAGGGATTACCTGCAATACTCAAAGCGGATAATCCGCGTGTTTGGTCACATGGAACCTGGTGACATAAAAGCGCCGCATATTCGGCAGTTCATGGATGCAATGAACGAGCAGAACAAACCTGTTGCAGCGAATCGCCACCACAGCTATTTGAGCGTTTTATTTGGTTGGGGAATTGCCTATTCCTATTGCACAGAAAATCCGGCGAAACAGGTCAGGAAATTCAGGGAGGAAGCGAGAGACAGGTACATTGAAGACTGGGAATACGATCTTGTTTTAAATATCGCAAGGCAATCAAGCTATCCCTACATTGCGCCGATGATGGAGCTGGCCTATTTGTGCAGAGCAAGATCCATCGAAGTGCTGGCATTCACCGAAGCGAACATATCCGAAGAAGGGATTTTTTTGAATAGAGCGAAGGGAAGCAACAACGAAATAACCGCATGGTCAGAAAGGCTGCACAAAGCAGTAGCAGAAGCGCGCGCCCTATTCCCGAATGCGCCAGCAAGCATTAAGCGCCCACTGATACACAGCAAAACAGGAATGGCGATACCGAGGGAATCATTCAAAACCGCATGGCAGCGAGTAATAGCGCAAGCACTAAGGTCGGGATTAACCGAGCGCTTCACCTATCACGACGTAAAAGCCAAAGCCGTTACCGATCATGCGAAACATTTTGCCGGCCACAAGACAAAGAAAATGGAAGCGGTTTATAATCGCAAGCCGGACATTATTGCGCCGACAAGGTAGCAATTCCGCCTAATATAAAATTCGACACCCAGCAAAATCAATGGCTTACATGGACGTTTTTGTGGATTCAAATTAGGCGAAAACAGGCTAAGCAATTGATCTATATAGCTTGTGCTTCGGATTGTGATTCCTGTGGTCGCGGGTTCGATCCCCGTCAGCCACCCCATTAAAATCAATCACTTGCAGCATCTTACTGGTTATTCGCACAGCCTCCGCCTAATATCCCGCCTAATATGATTCAATGAGTGACGCAGAAGATCACCGCGCAGATCAGCACCAAAAAAGTTATTTCGGAAGGCGCCCAAGGTTTGATTGTCATTCTTTTTTAAACCTGATCGTGACAAAAGGTACTGCCCACTCACCTGATTTTTTGGCGCTTAGCTTGTAGTGATCGTGGTAGGTCTTCCAGCCATAAATCACATAGATAAACAGCACCTTTTTTGTGACTTCATAAAAATCCTCGTTGCGCTTTTGGTCTTCCGACATTAGATCAATATCCTTGCTTGCCTCGCGGCCAAACGACCAGCGCAGGCCGTGCAATACGTTTCTGATGCCGATCCAGTACCAAGAGCAAATAAACCAGCCGCACTCGTCGTAAATGGTTTTAACGGTTGGCTCGTACATTCCGCCAGGCAAAAGCTCGTCCGGTGTTTCCATCCACCAAAACGCCTTTGGCAGCACGTAGCGCTGAATTGATGGATCTTGCCCATAGTGCGTAGTCTTTCTGTCTGTTTCCTTTGCAAAAAGCAGCGCAAACGGCGCAAGCCACCACGACACCAGCAGCAGGTAGACGATTTTCAAAAAGCCAAAGCCAAACATTTTCATAAACAAACTCTCTCTTTTAGTTAAAAAGCGCTAACACATTTTTAGAAATCATGGAACCCCCCCAAGCTAGCAAAACCCCCCCTTCAGCTAGCCAAAACCCCATTTTATGCACGCAGAATGTACACTCTGCGCGCAGAGTGAATTTTTAGGGGCCTTCAATAAACTTGCAGAGCGGATAGAATGCGGGCAGCATGATTAGAACCACGGAGGCCACATGAAAGAACGATTAAACAGAATTAGCGAATACTTGAATGGCGTGAATTGGGGCAACTTTTTCAGCGGAATGGGTCAGATCCTATTGATTGTGATATTCATCCTGACCGTTGTCGGCAATGGTTGCGCTGGCGATTATGAGAACCCCTGGCCTTAATTCAGGCCAGATTCCCTATACATTTTATTAAAGCGATCTATCGCCGCCTTCATTTGAATCTCGAAAGGTTTTAATTGATCCTCTTTTTCCTTCTCGTTTAGCGCCTCATCGTCTTTAATCCTGTTCATTTGCTTGCGAATATAAGTCAATCGCTTGGCGGTAAAATTTGAAATACCGAACAGCTTCAGCTCTTTTTCAAACTTAGATCCGAATGCCTCTCGATCATCGGTTGACTTGTATTCTTCAAAAATTTGATCAATTTCTTTTTTGCGATCATAAAACAAAGACTGATCCTGATAGGGGCCAGCCTCTCCGGAAACACGACGCAAAAACGGAATATCTTTTTGCTTAATTTCTCGCCCCTGATAAAGCCTAATCCCGTCATGCACAGTCTCGGAATAAAACGCTCCCGCTCCACCCATAAAATAATTAAAGGAGTAGCCCATCTTGTCCGGACTAAAATCAAGCAAGCCTGAGCGATACTGCGAGCCGCCAGTATTATCATTCAGTGCCTCTGCAAGCCACTTCCAAACCTCATTTGTAGAGCGAAGCGATAAATGGCTTTGCGGTTTTTCTGTGCTGAAAAATTTATTCTCCGCATAAACAGGACTCCCGAAAAAGTTTTCATTCAAAGCAATATCCATGAATGGACGCGCAACCGACGGCGTTAATGTTCGCGCCGCAGTACCTTCCGCGCTGTCTGAATTGGCGATACCGATTGGCGAAAACGCGCCGAGCATGGATTTAATTATGCCGCCAGAACCTTCGGCAATGCTTTTATTGCCATTGATCACACCCTCGGCAGAAACCGCAGCCGCACTGAAAACGTTGTAACCATAAGGCAAAGGAATTTTCCAGTATTCGCCAGGCTCACCACCAAACATTGATTTCATAATGACAATGTTTCGCTCTTTCTCGTAGTCAGGAACCTTGTCGAAAAAGTTTTCGCCGTCATCATCTTCACCGGCAGAAGAACGATTGAGCGCAGCAAGACCAAAACTAGCAAACATAATTCCAACCGCAACTTTTTGAGCTCGATTAAGATGGCGGTCGCCCTTCTCGTCGATCTTCATTGTGGTCATTGCTCTTGCCCAAGCAGCCGTACCTTGCACCGCCGCATTGAAGAACATATACAAGCTATTCATCATTGCGCCAATCTCACCCTTGCGATTGAAATTAACGGTGATATTTTTTGCGAGTGATGCCGCTTGCTTTCTGCTTATACCGGCTTCAATTGCATTCTTGTAAACGGCGAGTCTGATAGCATTTTCGACTGCGCTGTTGGCGTTAGTGACAAAATCACCTATTGCTTTTCGCGTCCTTAAAAGCGAGCCCAACGGGTTTTGCAGGTGAAGCTTAATGTGCTTTGCAACGTCTGCCGCCTGCTGATCCATATCCTTCATTTGGAACCAGCCGGTATTCGCGCCATCATTACGAAACTCGTCAAATGTTTTTTGCCATTCTTCAGTTTGTTTTGTTGGTTTTTTGTTTTGAAGGTTTCGGTAAACGGAACGCATTGCCACAGGAACGTCCTTAACTATTCTCGCGGTTATTTCTTTTCCTTTTAGCTTGCCATCATGCAAATCAATTTCAGCTTGCAAATTAATTACGGCAGCCTGAACGTCTCTCGAAAAGTTTGTGACGACGAATTCAGGGTTGTACATGGTGCTCATCGAAGACAAGAACCGCGTAACACCGCCAAGCATTTGAACAATTTTATTTAATTTTTCTGGACCAAGGTTTTTCATTGCGTCATGCAATTTTTGATCATGCAATCGAATGAAATACTCTTTGCCGTTTTTCTTTGTAATGAAATAATCTTCGCGGTTGATTACTTTTGCAGAGCCAACATAATCCTTTCCTTTTTTGGTAAGCAGCTTTCGCTCGAATTCCGGCGATTTAGAATCGTAAACTTCCCAGTAATCAGGGTTTGGATTGGCTTCGATCAAATTCAGCAGCGCATTACCAACTTCATTTTTTCGATAGCGGATAACGGTTTCAGTTGTGTCTTTGATTGCATGAAGAAGCGGCGATTCCGGCTTGGTTCTTCGCCCAAGCGCACGCAGCGATTCTTTTCCGCGAACATCAAAACCCCTGCCGGACTTAAACCCAGTCTCGTCTTTCGCGTTACCCTTGAGCGGCACATAAAACTTGTAGGCGTTATCCCAAGAGTCAACCATCTCGTCGCCTGCCAAGTAGCGCGAAACTTTGCGTTTCTCTTCCAGCATTTTGTAAATGCGCGACGCTATTTTTTCGAGATTTTCTTGATTACCCTCTTCTTTGGCTTTTTCCAAAACCTGCTTGGCTTGCGCCGTTGTCATGCCAGATCCGCCGTCAGGCATTTCAGGATTAATTTTTGCGATCTGAATGTTTCTTTCTTCTGCGTGCTTAGCCCACAAATACAAATCAACTTCAGCTTGATCAATACTATTATCGGCCATCATTTTTGTTATAGGCTCGATAAACCGCTCAGTCATTTTGCGCAAATCATTTTCGGTTTTGCCGTGAAATAACTCCTCGGCCATGTAAGCGTTTTGCTCATCAGTCAAACTGCCACCGGATTTTTTAATTGCAAGTTGCGCCTTTTTAAGTGGCAGCATTTTGTCTTGCAGCTTACGAACGACCCAATCAAGGTTTATGCCATAGACTGATTTTTCTTCAAGCCCAGAAGCAGAAAACCCGCCGGAGCGGGTTTCATTTGCGAGACTAAAGTAAACCGACGTTTTTCTGCCGCCACCAACCTCTCCGGTAGCGCCGGTTGACCGACTCCATTTCAGGCCAACCTTGTCGGCTTGTTTCCATGCTCTTGTTCTTGCGTGAACATCAGCGAGCACAGGCATCAATTCAAGCAACGGCAGGTTGCCGCCATCTCTTGCGCGCAAAGAGTTCCAGCCCTGCTGGATCTCTCCATTCTTGCCCCTTGATTCTCTTGCCCATCCGCGCTCTTTAAAGTCTTTGAATGTTGGACCGGTTGGAGCATTTACTGTCAGTTCGCCGTCACGGGTAACTACAAAAGTTAGAGCAGGTTCATCAGTAAGCCCTGCCGCAACCTGCTCATCACCATAAACATAAACTTCCAGTCTGCCGTCAGGGTAAAAACTATCACCTTCGATTATGTCTGCGGTTGTTGTGTAGCCTGTAAAATGGCCCACTCTGCCCTTTGCTCTTCGTCTCTCCTCCGCCTTTCCTCCGAGCTCATTGGTGATTGCGTCGGAAGTTTTGCGTACTCTTCCAAGAAGCCTGGCACGGGTGTGCGCGCTTCCCTCAAGTGCATCGGATAAGAATCCAAGCGCGTTATCTTCGAGCGCGCCGCTTTCAGTGCCGCTTGAACTTCCGGCGAGTATTGACTCATGTTGATCATCTCCTAATGTGTCTGTTTCATTAGAATAATCCAACTGGCGCAAAATCTCATCCCATTCATCCATACTGTTTGGTGATTTATTTTTGTTTTTATCATCACCAATGGAATAACGCAGCGCCTCCTCCATCTCAGAATTAAGCGCTCGACGCTCGGCCTTGTTAATTCCGGCCAGCGAATAGATCAACCCTGTTACTTCGCCTTTCTTGCCTTTCGTAACCGTTTCTTTTGATTGCTTCAGCAGGTGGCGCAAGTCGGATTCACTTACCTTGGACAATTCAGCAAAACCATTTTTGCGCAGCCATTCACGAATAGCGCCAATCAATTCCTGGATTGTTTTCATCACAGAAGGTTTGTGGTCTTCGCTCATGTGCGCCAATACCTCTTCAGCAATGAAGGCATAATTAGCTTCACGCACAGCGCTTGGATGCTTTATTTTGTACTGATCAAGCGTCAACCCTTGCGCCTTGGCGCGCTCCGCCATTTGCTCCTCAAAGGCTTTTTGGTACGCAGGCAAATTCATTTTGAATTTTTCAGCAAAGGCTTTAACGGCTTTGTCGCCGCCCATTTGCATGTAGAGCCTGCCCATTAACGCGGTAACTTCTTTGCCGAATAAATTACGGAATCCCATGTGAGTGTAAACTTCATGGAACACCATGCGCTCAATCATTTCAGCATTTTTCACTTCCGATAGATTGATCCATGCGGTGCTTGTTGCTGGATCGAATAGCGCATTAATTCTTTTGCCGTCAGCGCTATGCAGTTGCGATTTAATATGATCAGGAAAATCCTCTATGGACTCAGCAATTTTTACAGAAACGTCAACCGCCCAGTTTTTAGATATGCGATCAACAACGGCCTGCGCTTCGGCTTTGGTGATTTTGTTTTCTGGCGATTCCTTGCTGTCGAGACTGTACCTGGCTTGCGCATCATCTTTGCCGAAACGAGCGGAAGTTAGCCGCCCTATCGCTGCTAATGTCGAAGTTGAAACTTCGTAGTTAGAAATTCGGCCGGAAAATACCGCATCAAGCGCCTGCGAAGGATAATCAAACCCCAGCCAATCCTCTCTATGCAATGCGCGAATAACATTTTTTAATTCAGGGCTAAGCTCTTCGATCTGTGACATAACTTCATCGCTGCTCGAATCCTCCGCCAAAACATCAAGAAATTCATTTTTAATTTCATCGTGGAAGTTTGCGGCGTTTTTGTACATCGGCTCTTTATTGCCCAACGAAAACAAAACCGTTTTACCTTCCCCTCCAGGCTTATCAATTACAAGCATTCTGGCATTAGCGCCGGTAGTGACTGGCAATGATGGATCGTTAAAGGTTCCCTCTTCCAACTTTTCGCTTGTCGCTCCAAGACGATCAAGCCAATCACGAAACTCAGTTGCTTTTTTGTCGGAGCCAAACATTACACCTTCGCCAACAATGGCAACGATTCGACCGCCGGGACTCAACAAATCATAAGCGTGATGCACATGCTCCATATCACGGCGATCACTAAACGGTGGATTCATAATAATGCGATCGTAGCCAGCGCCGGTGCCATTCATTTTTACCGGGGTAAGCTCGCTCATGCTAAAGAATTTCTTACCGACACCATCGCCGTTTTCATCGACAAGCATTACGCGATCACTGCCAAGTCCGCCATGCCCGCGCAAAATACCAATAGATCCATCATCTGCTTTAAAGGTGTCACCAAATCCAAATATGTCGCGATTCTGATACTCCATAAAATCACGACCAACCAAGCTATAGCCTTTGGCTTCAAGTAGTTCGCGTCTTGATTCTGAAATCTCAACAACATCAGGCTCTGCGCCAAACTCACGAATTCGATCTGCAATATGACCCATTCCAGCAGAAGGCTCCAACACTCTCATACCCGCTTGAATTTCAGCAGATTGAATCATTTCATCAGCAATTGATTGCGGAGTTGGGAAGAAGTCTAGGCCATCATTTTTACGCCCAACCATTGCAAGCTCTAGTTTTTTAACTTTACTAGTTGCTTCTGGTTGCTTCGCAAGCCCAACATACTCGCGCAGCGCCGCTCTGAATTCAGCTGCCGTTTCAATACCCATAGATTTAAAACGTTGACGCTTTTCATAAGCGGTTTCGAGTTGCCAAGGCACTGATACCTTTTCTTTCTTGCGATTTTTCTTTGCTGCAGTTTCGATTAGTTTTTCTGCAAATTCACCGGCTAAGTCAATACGTTTATCGGCACCATCCCAAATACCGCGAGTTTGCGATTCGGAAGCACTTAAAATAATTCTGTTTTCGCCGCGCTTAACTTCCAATGGAATTGCTTTGCCGGAAAAACCAGATCGCTCAATAGATTCAGCCGCATCAGCTTTTGATTTAAAAGAGGCAACAGAGCCATCTTGCTTGCGGAAGGTCGAAACTTTATCTAAATTTTCTTTGGCAAATTTCGTGTACTCAGCACTAGTATCATCCGCAACTTTTAACAGATCCCGGCCAAGCAGTTTCAGTCCATCGGTTTCAATCATTTGTCTTGCTAATTTCGCAAGGTCAGATCGGAATGCGGTATAAGTTGGCCAAGCTGCATGATCCACAGTTTCTGTCGTGATAGGTTCGCCTTCATGCTTAATTCGTTCTGAATAATCAGGGTACCTTGTGCGAAGTTCATCGCCCTTGGCGGCATACATAGCGGCCTGTATTTGGCCAAGCTGTGCCTTGGTGCGCAACTTATCTAAAAATTCAAGATCCCCTGATTCAATTCCTTCAGCAATTCGCTGCATGGTTTCTGCCATTGCCTTTTCGCGTTCAGCAGATTCCAGCGCTCGCGCTGCCATGCCAGCGCGTCTTGTGGTGTTGGCCTTGCGATCGCGAGTCAATTCTTGCTCGGCATTCCCCATCATTGCACTGGCCATTGAGCGCAATCTCTCTGATGTGCTTTGCGATTTATTATCCTGAAACACATCGTAAAGTTCTTTCGCCAGCTCAGATGCCGTTTCAGTATTTCCGCCAGCTAATTCTAAAAATGCCTGCGCACCTTCTCTTGTTGGGAATTGAAAGCCTGGAACCGCACCGGCACCACGGAAACTTGAATAGTACCCACCAAGGCGCTTCGCTGAGTTACTGAGTGTGTTGTAATCTTCTTTGCTTACGCGCTCCGACAATTGAACAACAAAAAGATCATGGCCTTTTTTCGTATGCTTTGTTTCGATAATTGAGCCATCAACAGTTTGACCGGCAGAAGATACAGCAGTTTTTCTTTCTTCCTTTTTACCGAATCGCTTGCTGCGCGTTTCAGTTGCGTTCAATCGGTCGTACTCTACGCGCTGCGCCGTGGTCATTTTCATTCTGGCTTCAGCAACACTAATGCCGGGATTTTCTTCCAAGATTGCCCGATGAAGGTTTCTAAAATCATCAAGCGTTTTAGGATCTTTTAGTCCTTCCATTTTTCGCTTTTTGGATTCTTCCAATTCGCGCTTTGAGTCGGCAAAATCTTTGGCAACCTTATCCAAATCCTCTTGCGTTGCAGCTTCAACATGCGGGCGAGTAGTATCAATGTAATCTAGTGTGTGGTCGGCCTTATTAGAATATGAAATTGACATCATGTTTGAATTGGCGGCGATGTAGAAATACTGCGTCACCATGTTCTGATATAAACTTTCAATGGCATATTCCTTTTTCTCAGTCTTCGCTCTGGAAGCAGAAATAGGATCTAACATTGAAATCAATTTGTCTTTTGAAAACTTGGAAATTTCCGCAGTGATTTGTTCCCTATTTTTAATCAGCGATTCAAATGCAGACTTGAATTCATCAATTTTAATATCGCCGCTATTGGAGCGAGCGCGAATGTTTTGCTGGTATTCAATCTGCGAAACTGCTTCTTGTTGATTCGAGTCTTTAGCAGCCCACGCCATGTATTCACTATTGCGTAACTTGTGAGAATAATCATCACTAAACAATTCCTTTCTGCGATCATCAGAAAGACTCTCTATCCAAGCGACATACTTAGGCTGCAAACCGTTTGGAATATTCCCATTGCGAATAGCTTTTATTTCATCGTCACTGCTTTTATTTGTGCGTTCTGTTTTTTTAGTATCTGTACTATCGATTTTGGGTTCGCTTTTAGTTTCATTAAGGCTTGCAATCAAACCTTTAGCCCACTGAATATTGTCTTGATTCTTATCATTCAGCGCAGAATTCAATCGCTTCATGTAAGCAGTTTTTCGCAATGGCGAAAGCTCTTCACCGATAAGGCCATTAGGTGATTGAATGGCTGATTTCAGCTTGTCGTATTCATCAATGGAAATTTGTGCAATTCTCTCATTATTGCGGCGAATGTAAGCCTCATCGCCCGAATCATTTTCTTGGGGCTCAGAAGGTGAGTCGCCGACGTCATCAATTTTTTCAGATTTTTTGCTTGCAGCTTCTTTGGTTTTACTGGCTTTCTTTATTTCATCACCAATCGATTCGGCTTGAACATCACCATAGCGATCACCAAATTCATCTACATAGCCACTGCTAACCTTCATCAAAAGCGTGCCATCACTTTTTAATTTGTGTGTAGCCTTAAATGGCGGAAGATCAGCGAAAAGATCATTGCCGTTACCATCTTCTTCATAATCAGTATCAGTGCTTGAATCTGAATCACCAGCAATTTCATCCAGCAAGGCTTGCCTGGCTTTGTGTTCGGGTGCCGTGGCTACCTCGGAAGTTATTTCATCGCTAATCTTCTTGTAGCGATCCGGCATTTCCTTTTCAAATTCTGATGCAATTTGTTTTTGGATTTTTGTGCGCAGCGCTTTTAGTTCATCAATATGATCAACGATAGCTTGAGCGGCTGCTTCAGTATCAGAAAGACCTCGCTCAATATAGGCGTTAGTCGCGTCACGAATATCGTCTCGGTCTACTGGGGTCATACGTGAGGCGTGTTTAATCAGACAAGTGTTCAATGACATTGAATTAACTCTCTAGGAAATTTAAGGCGGTGAATGCAATCAACAAAATCAAATCATCTTCAGACGGAATTTTATTTTGCGTTAGGTGTTTTTTGGTTAAATCATAAAAATGAGATCCGCCGGAGGAGGAAAAAAACGGAATCTCAGGGAGCGGTATTACTGTTACTTGGTAGCCCGATATTGGTAAAAATGTTCGAGCATTAAAATGGCGAGCCGACAGTGTTCTAAGAGCCATCAATCACCACATTAGAGCGGTTGCCGAAGTCATCAGCGGTAACAGTCACGCGGTTTTTGGTGTCGGCAAGGTCGCGGAAAATCTCGGTGTTTGTGCCGGCACCGGAAACTTTACCGGCAAGGACGGACATAAATACCCGAAGCATTTCCTCGGCACTTAACCCGTTCTCAATAACGTGTTCCCATATTTGCTCAGGTGTTGAGCCGCCACCGCCGCTACCCGCGACAGTTGCAAACGCCGCAGCTTTTGTGCGGTCTACAAATACGCCCGCGACAGGAACTATAGCGGCATTAATGTTACCTATAATCGTGTAATTACCGGCATTAGGGAAATACAGTTCATACCCGTTGATAAAGTCAACAGCATGAAAGTACGCACCGCCGCCAAGGTCCACGCGCTTATAAGTAATGATCGAGTCATACAACATGCCAGTAGCATCATCCTCAAGATCACGGATGGCGTCTTTAAACGCGACTACATCAGTGATGCTAGCCGTAGAGATAACGCGCTTGGCCTGCCAATCGACAGATATAGCCATAGTTATTCGTCCGGAGTTGCGATAGCGTTCGTGCCGTTAGCGGCGCTACTAGAGCAAGCGAAAGTTGTTTCAAACGACTGTAGTGAACTACCCGCAGTACCTTTTCGCACTTTCAAGCGCGCAGTAAAATCACTCGCATAGGTGTAGGCGCTGCTTGTCTCAGTCGTACTAGCCGCAACCTTATCAATAAACGGCACCCACGCTGGAGAGGCGTTACCATGTACCTGCCCCCATGTGCCAGAAATAGTAAATGTTTTGGTGCCGGCATTGACCGCCGTGTAAGTGTACGGAACACCGTTAACACGAATATAACCCGTGGCAGGTGTATCAACCTTAATCGCCTCATTAACCACACAGGTATTCCCGCCAGAGGTGGTAGCGCCGTTCAAGGTGTATTCGTTTGTAACGAAACCCGTTCCAGAATCTCGGCCCACTAAAATACGTGCGCCGACAGTTAAACCCCCGATGCTAATACCCGCCACGACAGGGTTTGTAACCTTGGTGTCGTCATCGCTGATCATTTGATATTTCTGTAAGTCACCGGCAAGCGCGCCTTGTATATACCAGCCTCGCTCCACAAACCATTTGCCACCAGCTACAGTACCGAATGGTGCCGCGCCGTTTGGCGTGTAGGCGCCATTAAGCGCACGGTATCGCCAGCCTGGCTCACTGTTTATAGTCACCGCACTCGACTCGTCACAAATTGCCTGGCAATACTGCGCAGCCTCGGCAATGGTGCAGCCGTTAGCCAAAGTAATCGTACCTTTATAAAGCCTGCTACCGTTACCATCACCAGTATCTTTACTGTGGTCGCCAACTGTAATCGTCACGTCAGAAGATAGCGCCAGCGCTGCCGCCAAATTGAGTGGAGTCCAATCCGTGAGGCTTGTCGAGATAGCTGCTGGTTGTTCACCACCCGCAACGAGGTTTGCGGAAAAATCGCCGTAGGTTTGGCCGTATTTTCTTGAAAAAACCCGTACATCCCCGTTATCAATTAACGCGCCACCAGTCTTCCCCTTGACCAAAATCTGGATATGCCCGTTAGGCCAATACTTAGTAAGTTTGGAGTTGTTCTGCACCACATACATGGGGGACGCAGCCACCAGCGGTGAACCGATAGACTTCAGACCGGTGTAGAGGACATTAGTACCATCCTGTTGGATAGAGCCAAAATTAAGAAATTGCGCGGCGGTGTCGTCGATGTTGTAGCCGTTTAGTAGGTTAAGCAGCATTGGCTTAATCGCCGAACGTGGGCCATCCAGTTTCGAGGGGTTGGCCGTCAAAATGCTCACGTTATCATTGCCTGACGCCGCTGCATCATCGGCCAAATCTTGTAGCCACTGGTGCAAATCCAGTATTGTATAAACAGTTGTGCCGGCAATATGTCGTATGTCAGTACCTACAATTGAAAAATCGTCACCAATTGCCATTTTTTAAAACCTCATTCGTCAAGTTGTTGAAGCGCGGTAGCCGAGACCGTACTGTTTGTGATCGGTGTTAGTTGTGTGTTCCACGGGATATAAAACGGCGCAGCGCTGGCTTTGCGCGCCTCGATAGCAATTGCACCGGTGTGATCAGTTTGGAACGCCACTGAGCCGCTGCTTTCAGAACCGTTAAACAATACGGCACCGCCTGCAATAGCGGTCGCTTTAACGCGAGAGCCGGTAACTAGCCCCTCAATTTGGACAGTGCCAACCGACAACGGATAAAGCTTCGTATCTCGATCAGTGCTTGTTGTAGTGAGCGCCACGCGCAAGTTTGTTAATACGTTGCCAGCGTTAGCTGTTAAGCATGTCGCCCGTATTTTCAGCTTGAATCCAGTGGTGCTGTTGAATGTGTTCGCAATCAGTGTTGCGGCATTCAGTGCTAACCAAGAGCCTCCATAACCACTACCGGTATCAACTTGAAATTCAAGCGTATGGTTGCCCCACGTAGAGCCACTTGAGAACGTGACGTTAGTACCGGTGATAGTAGGCGCAGAGTTTGTGAAAGCCGTGTAGCCAATCGCAAAGAATGGCATCTCCCACACAACCTGATCGCCTACCGAAGTAAGCAGCACAGAACCGGAGGAGTTGAATCGAGGAGTGCCTGCTGTTACTTGGCATTGCGCCGCGCTCGATGCCGTAGGTTCGTTACAAAGAATCTCTGCAAAGCCTGCTGTGGTTGACGTGAAGCGGGTAATCCAGTGCGTACCGTAAACGGACACTTGCCCAGTGGTTGCAGAAGTAAACATCACATTTTTTATAGTGGCGTTCAAGCCTGCTGTCACCGTAGTATCAGCCGCATCACCGGAGCTATTTTCGACAACAATGTTGTTATCAGAGTTCGCATAGGCATACAAACCTGTACGGGTATTGCTCAAATAAACACGCTTCAGAATCACCCCGTCACAGTTACCGGTGGCATTAACGCCCAAGCCTGTAACGCTTGAGTTCATGGCAAAAGGTGCTGTGTAACTTGTGCCAATGTTTTTGGTCAGCGTGTTGTAACTAGCTGATGCTGTCACCAGCGCGGTGTAGGGGCCAACCGCAGTGTTTGGCATGGAAACACCATCAACCACATTGTCGCTACTACCAGTCGTAAATTCCCAAATTGACATTGGGTTTGTTGACGTTGTTGTCGTAGTAATAGTGTGGTCGTAATAAGCCTGATTAGTTGCTGTAATGTTCTTGCAGCCAACCATTAAGTTTCTGCCGCCAATACTGGTGCAGTTGGTGAAGGTGCAGTTACTGGACTGGGTGGCCGTTATCGCCCCTGTTGTACCGTTCGCTCGCAGCGTCAAAGAACCCTGTACTACAGAATTAAATGCCACTCCTTTGCAGTAGTTGATTGACGAAACATAGTTGCCTGATGCGGCCAAACTGAATCGCCAAAAATTAGAATTCTGGACAGTTCCGCCGGAAAAACACGAAGACATGTTTAACGCAGTATTGATCTGTGCTTGGGTAGGACTTACCACCACGTTATCAATATCGAGCGGCGCGGCCACTTCGGATAAAACCAGCGTATCTTTAATGCCACAACCAAGAAGTTTTACCGAGTAGGCTTGTACAAAGTTCATGTACCACTGCGAAGAAACGCCCCGCAAGTCAATTGCACCGGCATTCGTCGTGATAAATTCTTGTCTTGTTGCGAGAGTGGCGTTTGGTAAAACCCTTGCGCCAGACCCACCAGCAGTTCTTGTGCAAGTTGTTAAAATAACTGCTGGGATTCTTACCTTGCAGCCCGTGGGCGGTAGGTAAAACACACCGTTTGTGCCATCGTTTCCAATCGCAATACCCGATGTAGTTTGCTTGACCAGCTTCATCTCGGCAGAGGTTCTGTGTGTAGCTAATGCAACAGTGGAGCCGCATTCTGCATAGCGGTCATAAACGCCACTACCCGCAGACGTTTCAATCCAGATAGCAGGGAATGTGCCTGCAACAGTCGCAGTGGTAGGGCATTGAATTACCTGCCCTCTCGATCCATTTGTTGTACCGATCTCGCACCATGCTTCGACTGCCTCAACTGCGCCAACGCGAGGCACAGTGATTGATCCGGTATCTGCCCCACGCACTTCCATCCATGACTGAACAGATGCGCCAGAACAGGTTGCGGCAATGCCTGTTAAAGCACCAGCCGCCCACTCTCCACCCGTAGTGCCACCAATCTTGATAAACCCTGTGGCTGGAATAGCGGCACCGGCAGCAACAGGATCAGACTGCCAGTTTGCCCAAGCGCCAAGGAAAACGCCTGAAACACCACCTTGCGATATTGCGGCACCGTAAGCCGGACTGTTACCACTACCCGCTGTATAAGCGACATGGCGAACGTAAGTAGGATCAAAACGAAGCGTTCCACCGATACCGGAATATGAAACAGTGTCTAATGATCCCGCAGCAGCTGAATGGTTTGCGCAGGCATAGGAATCGGTACGCAAAACCAACCGCGTGTTATTGCTGATTGTGTACGTGTCCAATGTCGCATTGACTGACGGAGAAGTCAGAGTATCGTAGAAAACATCTCCGCCGGTATTTGGTGTATAAGCAGTCAAGCGCTATGCCCTCGCTTTGCAATCATCGACGTAATTTGCCCGCGCTCGTCACGCTGAATTGAAAACCGATAAGATTCAGCCGGTTTGTTCTTGGCGATTGTCATTGCCAAGGCCGAAGCCGCTTTTGCTATAGTGTCGTTTAATTGCGTGATTTGATCGGAAATGGTTTTTGCAGGATCTTGCTTTGGCTCTTGCGGTACTTCTATCGGCTTTGGAATTTCAGCAACGATAGGCTGCTTTTTCTTGATTATCATCAGCCACCCCTCACGCATTTAAGAAGCGATTCAAACGCTTCAATATCTTCATTGACGGACTTCAGCGCGTCTTTGGCATCCACTTTTTCAGTTTCGTATTTTTTTGTTTCTTCGCTGTAAACCGGATAATCGACTTTGATTTTTTTCAGGAACTTTGGAGGAATTTTTGCAACAATTTCACCGGTAATATCTTCATTGGATTGCGGCGAATTATTTTGAATCTCTTTGTTTTTTATTGACAGTGGTTTTTTTGTCTTATCAGTTTTCAGCCATTCCTTAAATTGATCCATCGACATGGCGGTAATTGGGCCAACTTTCCAGCCTTTTGAATAGTTTTTTAGATAGCCGGTTTTCGCTTCTTGTGGAGAGTCATAGCCAATCATTACTTTGTGCTCATCAAAAGATCCATTCGGATTCATTTGATCAACAACAAATACATCGTCACTGCCAGGGTTGGGGCCAATAAACACATCAACATGATCGCCGTCAGCCCCTTCTGTCTTTTTGATGTAGCCGTAATGGGAATCCATAGTGACTTCCCATTTTTTGCCCTTGCTGTCCGTACCGGAACGAATTGAACCTTTTGGATTTTCAATGGCAATATCAAGGCCGTGAATACGAGTGTGGCCTTTGCGGTAATTGCCAGCCTCTTTTTGAGCTTCGGTTGGTTCTGGTAAATTGTTCGCAGGTGACGTGGCAGCTTCATTTGCTGCAGCTTCAAGGCTGAATTGGGATAATTGTTTTTCAATGGCAATCAGCTCAGGGAATTCGGTGAAGTCATCACTTTTCAGCATTTCTCTTAGTGATTGATAAGCATCATCCATAATGTTGCTGTAATCGTCAGAATCCATTGCAGATTGAATTCGTTTTGAAAGCTCAATCGCAGGCTTTATAGATGATGATGGCCAGCCGCCATCGCTCATGGTGTCTGTGCCGTTCTCAATTACATCAAGAAGAAATTCAAGCAACTGCTCATCTTTATTTTTTCCGGCAACCCTTGCTTTTAGCTGATCAATTTGACTTGATTCGGCATTAATAATTTCTGGCTCACCAGAAACAGAAACCCCCGCACTTGGCGAGGGTTTTGTTTCGTTTGTTTCGGTTATTCCACTTTCGGCTTCGGTCGATCCCGTGGGGTTGGGCGCTTCTTCTGCCAAGCCATTACTTGCCGCTTCACTTTCTCGGGATCCGCTCGGCGTACCGGCTTCTCTCTGTTTTGATCCGACTTGTTGTCTGTGCTCATTGCGCGAACTCCAAATTAAATTTGTCAGGGTTTTTGACTGCTGATCAATATCATCCAGCTCAAGCGCCGCGTCAACATCTTTCCAGCTTGCGCCCATCTCAATGGCGTGATCAACCAGTTCGGACGTAGAGCGATCATCGTAATCAAGATCAATTTCATAATCCTGTTCACTATAAGTTTCACCCGGGTATTCAGGCGCAGCCATCGAAGCAAATTCGGCATCATCAGGAACATTGGTTTCTTTTCGCCATGAATCATAAGCAGCTTGCCTTGCTTCTTTGGCTTGTTGGCGCTGAGCAATTAATTCAGCCGCGTATTGACCGCGCTGTCCGGAAATAGAATCGAGCGCAGCACCAACCACTCTTGCCTCACGGACACCCAATTTTTCACCGGCCAGCGCTTTTTGAACTGCAGCTTTAGCCTGAATAACGCTCATGGACGTTTCAGGGTTTTCGTTCGCAGACTTGAACCAATCCGCATTAACCGACTTGGTGCGGCCGGTAATCTGATCATTTTCATTGCGAATGTAGGTAACGTTTCCGCCCTCAACCAGCTCAGCGCCAGCCTTTTCCAGTTGCGACCGGTATTCTGGACGAGTCAGGCGCGAGTCACTGAGATTGCCGGGCAGTTTCGCATCAACTCTTGAATCAGCTTTCGACGCCTGGCGCTTGGTTTCAGGTGGATAAAAATCCTGAAGATCCTGCACAGGTTGAGATTCTTTAGAAACGGGATCAAATTGCGATTGAGCGGCAAGCCTTTTGTGCTCGCCCATGAATCCAGCGTCTTCTTCGGGATCAAAATTTGCCTGCGGGTATTCGGTTTTAACCGGCGTTTCCAGCTTGGTTTTTTGCTGTTCGTTAAATTGTTGTGCGGCCTGAGCATCTTGCCTCTGCCTGATCATATCGCCAAAAAGACCGCTAGGCGAATCACCGCGATTAAGGCTCAGCTCACCATCATCAAACGCATTGCCGGCAGGCGATTCAGAGGCGACCTTCTGCGCAGCGTAATCCACCTTGTCCGGCAGTTGATTAACCGCCTTTGGCAGAATCTCAAGATCCGGAGCAATTGGATTAATGCCTTGCGCCTTGCCAGCAAGCTTCGCTTTTTCTGCAAAACTCATTTCACTCAGTAGCGTAATGTCCTTTAGCTCTTGCATGGAACGATTAATTTCATCGTCAATCGAAATTGACTCATCAAGTTCCGCCTCCACGTCATCAGGAGTAAGCGATTGCTTCTTTGCCTTTAAAGCACGATCTATATTCGATAAAAAAGAAGTCTCATCTTCTTCAAATTTTGGTTCGTTGTTTTCAACTGGCGCGACGCTTTCTGGTGGTAGATCGTCAATAAGACTATCCTCGCTATACTCCGGCAAAGGCTCGTTGTTTGTTGGCTGATCGACAGCATCACGACGATTAAGGTTTTTGCTGGCATTGATGGCTTCAGGGCTTACCTGATAACCGGATCTTCTTGCATCGAGAATGTCAGCGCCGGAACGAATAGCACCAGATGGAACGCCAGTAGAAGCACCCGCAACAGAGCCAACTATGCCTTGCTCGGCTGATTGTTTAAGCATCTCTGAGAAATCAACAGCGGCGTCAGTACCAACCTTTTCACCCAGGTATTGAATAACGCCTTGGCTAAACTCGGTGGCAAACTCCATGCCGCCAGCTTTTGCAGCTTCCTTGGAGGTATTGGCCGCAGCGTATTTGATTGCCCCGTCCTTTATCGCGTCAAAAGCTTTTTGTTGTTCGTCAGCAGTTTTAGCACCAGAGCGAGTAATAAATTTCGGCAGTACGCGCTCAAGCGCACCAACAGAGAAGCCAACCCCCAAACCAATCAGCGCATCACCACCTGAAGGCAGTTTGTCGCCGTTGTTCGCTCGCCTTGTCTCGGTAGTGTCGCCCGCAATGGACATTGCTGTGGCCGGAGCATTCAGCATGTAAGGCGCAGATCCAGCCAGCGCCTCCATTCCAGCAGTAATAATTTGATCGGCAGTTTTAAGCGTCCCAACAACCGCGCTGTTATTTCGATAATTCTCTGCCGTCTTGTCAAACGAAAACGAATTTAATTCCGGATCGTAAAAATCGTCATTCTCGTCAGGCACGCGGTACGTGTTGGCAACACTATCAGCCTCGGAAATTGATTTTTCATATTGCGCAACTTGTTTCGCGTGAAACTCTTCATCGGTAAGGTGCGACTCTTCGGCTTTTCTGCCTTGCCTAACATCTTCAAGAACAGGATTTTGAATGGCAGCCATGCCGCCATAATTCCCCGCCATCCCCATTGTCTCAAAACTGGATAACTGCCCCTTCCCTCGCATTGCTTCATTTTGTGCACCGGTTTTTAACATACCGGCAAATAATCGCGCTGTGCCATCCTTCAGCGACATAAGCATTTGCGCATCACCCTCTTCATCTTTCGATTTTCGAAGCGGCGTTAAAGGCAGGTCTTTTGTCTTGTTGTAAAAATCAGGCAGGTCTTCGGTTTTTAAGTTTGCAGTATCGGCAAGCGAAACGGGCTTTTGCGATTTATAGGCGGGTTGAAGGATTTTTTCTTGGGCAGGCTCATCAAAGCGATTTACCGGCTCATCAAATTGATCAAAGAAGTTATTTTCTGAAGGCGAGTCAGCGCTATCGAACTGGTCAAAAAAATTGGACATTGATGATCACTCTAAAAATGCTGAATTATTCAGGGAGATAGCCGTACTTAGCTATGAACTCTGCTTTTTTTTCTGGGAATTTTTTAAGCGCATCAATTGCTGCTTGCGGCGGCGCTTTGGTAACAGGCTTTTTCATGCCTTGACCATTAAAGCTGTTTTGGTTGGATTCTGTTTTTTGCGGTTCTTTCTTTTTGACTTCTGAAGAATACGCATCAATAAATTCTTTGCGGTATGCTTTCCATTCTTCAGCAGGATTATATTCTTTATCCGAATATCCAGAGACAGGCTTGTTCGCAGCGACCATCTTCCCCGCATAATCTTCTGCGCGCTCGGTTAGCGTTTTATCTGATGACGCCCATTCCAATGCCTGATCTTCATCCATACCAAGCCTAGACATTGCAAACTCATAGTCTTTTTGGCGTTGTGTTGGCGTAGCAGCACCTTTACCTCCGCCCCTTCCTTTTTCAGCCTCAGCCTTTCCTTTCGCATTGTAGTAACCGGCCTGCGCCTCATTCTTGTTAATCATTGATCGATCTTTTGCGGAAATCTGCTCAGGTAGACCAAAACCGTATTCGCGGTACATAGCTTGGCGATATTTTGGATTGGTAACAATTGCGCGCATTTTTGTTGCACTGCCATAAATTTCATTCAATTCATCAAATGAAATAGAACTGACCTTATCGGATGGATCGGCGGAGCGGTTATCAGTCAGCACGCCATTTGGGTTTTCTGTCCCGTCAGCATTTTTAACATGCAAGCCAAAATGAACGCCCTGCCCATCGGCGCTCGGCTCAATGCGATTAATGCGCACCTGGCGACCATCAGTTGCGCCGCGCTGCACATTAACCAGCGTATTAACTGCCTCTATAGCGCGAGGGTCATTTCGATTAATTTCACCGGTCATAACTTTCGGATAAATTTCCAGGGCTGCACCCACTTCCGGCCTCGACAAATAATCCGGATCGGCAAGGCGACTGCCTCCAGTCAAGCGCAAATACTCTTGGCGCTCCTGATCCGAAAAATCACCGCCAACTTCCATTGCGTATAATTTACTCGCCAGCAAACGCGAAGCCTGTTCCTGATCCTCATCCTTCATTGCCTTCATGCGCATACTATTAAATTTTTTATTCTCTTCGTGCGCCTGCTTGTCCATTTCAAACATTTGCGCCTCGCGCAAAGATCGGGTTTTTCTGTCGGCCATATCATCTTTGTTAGCCTGAATACCCTGCAATTGTGCGTAGGTATTTAAGCCGTGACCTATTGCATCCGCTAATCGTAATCCGCTCATACTGTTTCTACCTTAACTTAATGCCCAGCCAGCCAAACCGCCAATAACAGCGCCAATAGCAATTCCCCAAGGCCCACCAGATGAACCGTATTGCGCGCCAGTCATAGCGCCAGTTGCAGCACCAGAAGCCACGCCCATGGTTTCCTGCTGACGCTTGGCATCTTTCAGTGATTTATTTGTCATTTGGCGCTGCTCATCCTGCTTGGCGTCTTGCATCATGCCCTGCATGGCCTCTCCTTTAATTTGACGCCCAGCGCTTACCAATCCGTAACTCATAAATTAAGCCTCCTGTAATCGACTATCGCGCAAACCAACAGCCGCATTACCAGACATGATTTTCATGTCGCGATCTTCTGCTGCCATGCGAGCGTTGTTTGATGCGGAAATATCAGCCAATGTTTTATTGGTGTCATTGATGCGATTGTTTGATTGCATTTCGTCGGAGCTTTGGGAAATTCCAAGCCGTGAAAGATTGCGAAGTGTTGTCCCATTTGAAACGGCAAATGAGTTATTAACGCCTGCTCGTGCATTCGCAACCATTGCTTCGTTATCAGCCTGGCCGGTTGCAATGCTAATTAATTTTTTGTCGTAAGGCTGGAAGCGAGTAACGTAGTCATCCCACTCTTTGCGCATTAGTTCGCCCATATTCCATGATGCGCTACCTACTTTTGACGGATCATTGCTGCTTTTGTTTTTTTCCTTTCTGTAAACCTTATCCCCTTTTGCGGTAAATTCCCCTCTTTGCTTAACTAATCCCGTGTGCATAGACCCCTGCCAGTTTACAAGCGCATCTTTATCAAAAGGATTTCTTGCAAGGTTAGAATGGTTTGCAATAAATCTTTTTGTAACGCTTCCCGGATTAAGAGAATTAAGCCAACTCATAAATTACTCCCCCCAAAACGCACGGTCTTCCGGCGTTACAGATTGGTTGCTATTTTTGCCCATATAAAGCGCAGCACCGGCAAGTGAGCCTGCAGCATTTAAGTTATCGGATGATCGATTAAACGAATCAACTGCGGACTGCGTTGCTTTTTGTTGTGCTCCAACAGCCAAGTCATGCAGCCCATGTTGCGCCTGTGTCGATTGCCCACGACCAATTGCACTGACGTTACTTAGCCCGGTAACGTAATTATCTTCAACGGAATTCAGCGCTCTTACTTTTGCATCAGAAGATGCACCAGCTTCTGCTTGCTCGATTTCATTCATCGTGCTTTTGTAAGCACCAGAATTGGGATTGATGCCGGCACTACGCAAACTGCCGCCTGCTTGCTTTCTTGTATTGTCAAAGTTTGCAGTTACGGCACTTGCTGCAGTACCCGTTGCAAAATCTTTCGCGCCATCAGAGTTCATGCTGTCTACGTTTTTCATGAACTGATCTTCAATCGGGCGATACGTCTCCTGATAATAATTCCATTTTTTTAACGCAACTTCTGCGGCTGCTTTTTCTTGCTGTGATTCTTTGACCGATGGAGCATCGCCCTTATAAGCAAGGCGATGACCGTTTAATTTTTTCGGTAATTTTTTGAATCGCGAAGGCTCAAAGCCACCATCAGCAAAATCAAAATCATTGAACATAGTGACGCTCCCACATGAGAATAGGCTTGCCCATCCACATACTTAGTGAAGAAATAAAACCGAACTTTTTCGCGAGCTTTTCAAAGCCTCGCCGGTTGCTATAGAAGAAAACTTTTTTTGCGGAAACATCAGCGCATAGCTGATCAAGATCGACAATAAAATCATCGTGATTGACTTTACAGCGCGCCCCGGCAACCCATGCCAAAACGGAATCATGTAATGGTTTCAACACTACAAAACACTCAATCGAGCAAAACAAAAAAGCCTGCTGGTTAAGGCAGGCTTCTTTTACTCGGTCAAATAGGTTTGGGTCACTTACTGAATCACCAATCTCAATGATCTGACTGGCATATAAATCAATTCGGGAGGGGTCAACTAATCGCAGTTTCATTGGCGATCAGGAATAGAAATCTCATCATGGCAATTTACTGGTTTTATTCTGGAATTGCAATGATTACGCCCAAGTCGCAGGATCAATTAACTGCTTGTAAGTACACCCCTGCTGCTTCAGTTGCCTGAACTTTTTGTAAATTTTTCCGCCTCGAATCGCCCGCTGTTTCAACATTTCGCTGAAGACAGCTTGAAGTGTAGGCTTATCAATTGCCGCAACCGAGTTATCAGCCTTAGTCCAGTAGATAACTTTTGTGCCGTTTACCTCTTCAAACAGCCCTGGGTCAATTGGCCGCTCGTCCCATGTTGCCAAAGCATCACGCATCCTCAACTCAGAACGCTCGTCGCAATCGAATAACTCACCAAACACCATAATGGGCGACTGCTCTAATTGTCGATGATACTCTTTAATTTCGTTGGGCTGTGCTTGGCGCTCGTCAGGATCAGTAGAGCCGATCCATGAACCTACGCACGCGCCATTAACCAGCGCCCACACCAAAACTTGCGCCTCACTACTTCTTGGGGCAGGCATGATTAGTTGGCGCCAGTCACCCTCATCTCCTTCAGGCGGAAAATTGGTTGGTAATCCAATCGGCTGGCCACTCTCGTCAATTTTTGTATACATTTATCTGCCCGCCAAAATTGCAAATGTAATGGATTTATTTGTACAAACGCTGACGCCGGATGCAGATCGATGTGCAATTGTGCAAAGCACATTGCGTGTAACACCAAGACGATTAGTTGTGTCGTAGTACGACATGTTGTAATGAACATTTTGATTTGTAGTGGCCGCATAAACCACGGTTGACATGGTTATCCCAAGCTGACGGTAGTAACGTCCAGCTTCCGCCCTCCTCTGCAATGTACACCCCGCCCCGTCGTATGGCACTGAACCAAGTGTGGCGGTTTTCTCAAGCGCAAAAAAAGTCCCAATAATACGGTTGCCCGGGCCTGTCGGCTGGTCTATAGCCCCTTTATAAGTGACAACCCCCTCGATAAAATTTACAGAATTCAGATAAATGCAAACTATGTCACCCACCACCAATGACGCCCAATCTCCGGGAGTCCTATTTGGCAGTGCAGTTGATTGATCAACCACGCACCCAAACGTTCCAAAGCTGGAATTACGGTTAAAATAGGCATCAATTGTGTGAGTTGAAATCACTGCTGAAGCTGAATTAGGCTCAAAAAAATCTGCGACAATATTTGCTGAACCGGCAGCTACTTTTGTGGCAATGCCCTGAACATAAAATTGCAAACCGAATGGGCGGTTATTTAATCGTGCAGGAATGTTTATTGTTGCAACTGGAATTTGACTGCCGCCGAAATCAAACGCAGAAGTGATCGTTCCGGATTGATACACATCACTCATATTTCCCTGAATATCATCAACAACCAATGTGCCAACATTAAGCTTTACAAACTGCGCCTTATCGCCGACCAATTGTTCAACGTAAAGCTCTTGGATTTTCGCAGAAGCGATGGTGGCATCCTTGATCATGGCGTTGTTCATGTAAACGACGCCGTTATCAACTATAAATGGCACAATCCCTGTATTAGACCCATCGTACACAGCAAACTGCTGGGCATTAACGTAAAACTTGGTCGTTGATCCATCGTTATAAAACCCTACACCGCCGACCAGCTGGTTGACCTGTGTTTTGAGCGTCCACTGAGCGACTAATGGCCCTGTCTCAGAAGCTCGAACAGTAGCTTCTTCCTGAATAGCAGCATAAGCCCCCGCAACCGACGGCTCATAAGGAGGCGGAACAGTAGTATCAGCATGAACCTCACTGAACATAGGTCGGCAAATCCAGAGGTACGGTTCATTTTGGCCGGATTGCCGATACCCTCTTACGATTAATCCTGCTTTACGAGCATTTGCTGGGGCTGTAGCAAATATGTGATTCCTAGGCCAATAGTCGAGTAAGTTCCCCCCACCGGATACAGTTGCCGCAACTTCATAGGTGCTGATATAAGCACCTGTTTCGGTGTACCACGCTATCACCATTTGCTGATTGCTTATGCGTACCGACGAGGTGTTGGCGCTAAAGCAGTAGCGCTTACCAGGCTCAACAGGAATTGTCTCGGTGCCAGAATCATAATACGCCCGAATGTCCTGATAAATGGCTGTCTGCCCCGACGTGTGACAGCCGATTTGGTTATATCCTGCTGGAATATATGCAGCGCCTGCATGATTTAGGTAGGGCACCGACACCGTGCCGTCACTAACTGTGTACCAGCCGTTAGCATTACTTCTAAAATCCGAGTTTGGAGCTAAGTTGCCGCCCCCGGGAATACGCGCAGAAATTTGAGTGATAGCGGAAGCTTGTGAAGTGTTGACACTCTCGGTGCTCGTTACGCGAGAATCCAATGTGCTTAATGCCGAAGCACTAGCCTTACCCGCTACGTCGTTTTGGAGTGACGTAATAGCGGTGCTATTACTTGTAATCTGCCCGCCCTGCGAAGTAACGGTTGACGAAAGTGCGCTTATTGCCTGTGAATTTGCATAAGTGCGCGAGTCGTATCGCATCAGCTGATGTGGTGTTGGGGCAACGTCAAGCGGGGTAACTAATGGGCGGGCAAACCAGCATTTGTGACTTGTATCAGTTGAGTAAAACAAATAGTTTCGGAATGTCTGCGTTGATGTATCCCATGCATCCAACATGCGGAACTCACCGCAATCGAGTATTTTCTCACCAGTAGTACAATCATAAATGCCTGCCAAACCCGTATCAGCAATCTGCGACCCTCTTGGATGCGCTACCCCGTACAAAAGGTACCACTTGTCAGCGGTAAAGCTGCCAACACCATGCGCAACAGAATATGGGTTGCTGTTTGGCGAACCGTCCATATTGGCGATACCATCAGAATAATCGAAACCATGATAAATCGAACCGTCAGTTAAACCGTTATGCCGGAAAAAAGTAGCGAAAATACAACCGCGATGCTTAGAGATTTTATTGTATGGCGCAAGCTCCACATTGTATCCACCATCCGCGTCACCGCTCACGCTCTGTGCCTGCCACATCAACTCGGAACCACCAAACGGCCCCGAAGGAACACCAGTATTCCCCGCAGTGACAATCGTGCTCGATGCGGCTACGCCATTTGCTGCCCAATATCCTTGTTGCCCTGACACACCTTGCGAACCAGTAGAACCAGCCACCCAAGTAGAGGTATCAAGCGCATTGGTACCAAGCGCAATGCTATTTCTAAGCAGTGTTAATTGTGACGACTGGCTTGTGAGTGATCCTTCAGCGCTTGTCATCCGCGTATCAAGCGATTGGATTGCGCCTGCGCTGGCATCAGGAACCGATGCAAATACAGTATCAAAAATTATTGTTTTCGTTGCTAAAGCACCAAGCGATGAACCGGCATAATTTCCCATTACATAAACAACAATATGCGAGTATGTACCGCTAAAGCCAGCAGGTCTCTTTGCGCGAGCCTTACACACAACTTTTTTATTAAAAATTTCTGCTGCAACATATAAGTCTTTTAATGCAATATCTGTAGTCCATGTTGTTGCCGCAGCATTCGTCCATTGCACATGCAAGCCTGCACCACTCAAAGACCCAGACGTCAATGTAAAAACAATTTCGAAATCAATATATTCTGTATTTGGGCCGGTGTACGTTTGCCGCGTCCCTGAATTTGTAGAGCTGTTTGTGCTCCACTGAAGAGCTTTCCCGCCACTATAAGCATGCACGCCGGTATGCTGGGAGATTCCATCGCCAGACCACGAATCCCAATAATCTGGGTAAGCACCACCGGTCCACATTGAAAAATTTGGATTAATCAAAATCGAGGTCGCACCAACCTGACCATCAAGCGCTGTTAATTTATTTCCGTGAGTGGTAATCGTCCCTTCCGCAGTTGTAACACGGGACGTTAATGAATCGACGGATGACTGCGACGCTTTGCCCGCAATAGCGGCATTCGCAATGGTTATATCGCCTGCCAGCGCGGTATCAGCGTTAATCCTCGCAAGCTGCTCGGCAAATAGCTCAGCAGATGATGCGCCTGGAGCGGGGCGACCTACCGCAACCCAGTCAATCTCGAAATAATTTGACGCATCTTGTACAAAGTTAAGCCGTATAGAGAATTGCTGAATAGTCGCGCTACTCCAAGGAGCAGGCATATCCCATGTAACATTAGCTATCCCGTCATCGAAAACAGGCTCAGGGATAGTCACATACTTGTCCCACGAGCCGTGAGCAGCGGTCGCGTAATTTACGGCTCCCTCCCAGATGGGTGAGCCGGTCTTCTTAATTCTCGCTCTTATCTGCGGGTACACTCCCCCATTCAAAGCAAAAACGGGTGAAACCGCGTAAGACGTCGCATGATTGCCCGGCCTAAACCAGCCAGGGGTGACTATCGACTCCCCGCTACCTGCGCTACCCCAGCCCTCAAATCCCGAATCGAAATACCACATTTCAGCTGGGTCAAACTGGGATGCACTGCCTGCAGTCAATAGCGCCATTTGTGAAGACAGTTGATCCAAACCAAGCTGACGGGTGACTGACTCCTGCTTTAATAACCCCGTTGTCAACTGCGTTAAATCGTTGCCGGTATAATCCCCACGTAACTGCTGCGCAAGTGACAATCTTGCGTTGGCTTCATTTGTAATATTGGTTGCGTTTTCTATCGATTTTGCTACTAATCCTGTGCTTGGCGCATCAATTAGGTCAATGCGAGAATTGAGCGCAGCATATAATTGAGATTCTGTTAGCTCACCAGTAAGCATCTCAAGTAAAATCGCCGGATCTTCAGCAAGCTTCCCCATTGTGCCGACGGCTGAATTATATGGACCAGTAATATCAGCCAAGCTTACAAAACGAATCCAGTAGTAATATGTCGTGCCGTAAGTTGCGTTACGGTCAACGGATCCAAAACTACTTGCGTCTTGTTGAATTAAAACTGCATTGGAAAGATTATTAGTTTCGGCTCGCCATATTTCCGTGTACGCATGATTGGAATACAGCTCTCTTGCGTTTTTCCAATTAAGAAAAACAATTCCAATCCCGCCATTTACGACAAACTCTTCCGGCGTTGGCGGAATATCAAGAATTGGCGCAACCGTCGAAACAAGGTTTACACCAGACACTAGCGCCTGCGCATTTTTTGCCAGCTTTTTTGCAAGCCCCATGTCAACCAGATCACGAATGCGAATCCATCTTTCATCAGGACTGCCTCGCAAGCCAGAGCCAACATCGATAGATTCGGCCTGCTTGTCGATTGCTCTTTTTAAATTTGGATCAATGTTTTGCGGTAGCGAAGGCGAATTTTTTGCAACCATTAAGTAATTTCACTCATTGAGTCTGCGAATTGAACAGAAACAACCGGCGCGGAGCCTGTTAATTCAAATTCGTAAAAGTCGTATCGTGATGAAGTGGGAAGCCGGAAAGATTTGCGTGATGCAACGGTGTGTGTTTTAACTAAAACGCCGTCGGCATAAAGCTTGAATGTGAGTGGATATGAGTGCGCGCGAACTTTTGCGCAAGCAGGGTTCTTGCCGTTTTGAATGCGGAAAATTTTACTTTTCCACGTGTAACTTTGCGCGGTACCGAGATTCCATTTTTTTAATGCGGTGCCAAATTTAATATAAAGTTCGCCGGTTTTGTCGTCAATAAAAGTTGCATCAGCTTGCTCGGTAAAAAATAGAAAACCAACACCAGGTTTAAATGCAAATGAGCCACCAGTGTAAAATCCAATGTAATAATCTTTGTATCGGCAACCGCGCAGCGTGCTTGGCGTGACCGTCGCCCTCCACTGTTCGGCAGTCATAAATGGCAGAGTGATATTTTCTGTACCGCTTCCGCCACCAGTGGCAATTAATCCATCAGCACTCGCGTAAATTGCATACTCGCCCATGTCAACAATGGAGGTTTTGCTTGTACACGCAGCAATAACATCCATTTTAAATTGCGCCATGCCGTCAGGTGTTGATCCGGAGATCAAATAAGGCAATCCGGCTGTAACTACAATCGCACCTTGCGACGTAGAAACTGCACCAACAATGTCGTAATCGAGCGCCAAGCGATAACGAATCGGCCAAGCGTGTGGCATGTAGGGCTCACAAAAGGCCAGCGTATTTCCCCACCAGCCCATGATGATTCCGTTTGGCAAATTGATAGCGCCCGCAATCGTCGAAGGTGGAGCATCCCAATCTGTGCTCGGCACAGGCTCACCCAATAAATCAGAATCAATTGTGTCGTTGAACGTGGTTGTTGCATTAGAGACGCTGCCAATGTATTGAAAAACACCATTCAACTCTGCGCGATAAATTCTTTTTGCGTTTACATTAAATGCACCGCTTGCAACAGACAGTCCGGTTAAGGCGACAGTGACGCCATCCCAGCGATCCACAACATTTGAAGGCACTGAAGGCGCGCTTTCTTCGCCCAAATCAGAAACGTAAGTGATCACATACGCAGTTGAAATTTTTACTCCACCATCAGGCGGTGATCCGCCAGGTTGAGCAGCAGTTGGAGCGGAAGGAATCGGCAAGCCCAAATCACGAACAACAGAAGGGTATGGTCCACCACCACCGGTAGCAATCGCGCTTGTGGTGTACTTGGGTGCGCCGTTACCAAAAATATATGTACGTAACGCAGAATCATTCGCAATCTGTCCGCGTAAAATATCGACCACGGAAGAATACTCAAACCAAAAACCTAGGCCGCCGTTCGCGTCGCGGTTATACCAATAGATAGTTTTTGTGAGCGACTGCATCACATTTGCGAGTGATAGCGCTGCTTTCGATGGCTCCAAAATCCCGCGCTCGATATTGCAGTTTATTGCCGTTTGCGCGTAACCAGATTCTAATAATTCTGGCGAAACCCGAGGCATAACACCCATAAACGGAGAAATAAATTCACTCATTTGCTATCCCAATAAATAAAAAACCCGCCAAAGCGGGTATAGGTGAGCAGGGTCGTTATTGTTATTTAGTTCAACTGGTAGCCGCGCACAGTCACAGTGGTTCCAGTTGCAAACACCTTCGAGACTTGGCATTTAACTTCTTCGCCAGCCGCAACCGTGTCTGTGTATTCCTGACCTTTTGCCGTCACATAATGAAGCGTTCCGGCAGTTTTACAAATCAGTCCGAATGCCATTTCAGGCAGGCTGTTTGTGTCGCTAGGCGTAATTGCAAACATGCCTTTCGGCAAAAAAGATTCAACAAGACTCATAATCCAATTCCTATACCAATACCAATGAAAGAAGATCGTTTACCGGACAGCACCGGCACGGCGATTACGTTAACTGTTAAAACTTGTGCATCATTTCCTGCTGAATTTGTTGCGGTGACTGTCACGGAATAGCTGCCGATTACCGCAGGTGAAATGAACGTGAGCGCGCCTGTTGATGAATTGATATTAAATAGCGCCTGATTCGTGCCTGATTTTGTATAAGTGATAACGCCATCCACAAAGCTTGCACCAGGGTTTCCAACAACTGTTTGCCCTTCAATAACCGTGTAGGTGTTATCCGCAGGCATAACCGGCGCCTCAACAACATTGGTTACGTTCACAGTAATATTTTGTGAATCGTTTCCGTGCGCATTTGTTGCAGTGACAATTATATTTTTTGTATTGCTTCCGCTTTCAAAATTTGGCGCAGATAAAAATGCAACGACACCAGTGCTGGAATTAATACTGAATAAAGCAGCATCAGTGCCGCTCAATGAATATGTGATTGGTGTTGAGCCAGCAGACGCAGTGAAAGTACCAACAGCCGTTGAATTTTCTGCAACGTTTGCAGATGTATCCGCAGGCATTGTTGGCGGAACGCTTGGCTCTGCGCCAGTGGTGACCGTGTAAGTATCAGAAACGCCGCCGATAGTCAGGGCGCAGTTGACGGCCGTTGAATATGAGCCGGAAGAATTTACGCGAACAGTGACTGTATCGCCATTAACAACTGTGCCAGCTGATGCCGTGTAACCACCGGCATTTTTCGAATACGTTCCGCCTGTTACTGATATTGCCGAGCTGGTATTTAATCCGGCAACCGTAATTGAATTTGAAGTGTATTCAGTGCTCAAGCTCGCATTGGTTACGTCAGTAAATGTGAACGAGTTTGGCGTTGTATCAGCAGCTAATGTGGTGGTGGTGAATGTGTCCGACACTCCACCAATCGTTAAAACTGTGTTGACCGCAGTAGAGAATGATCCGCTCGAAGTGTGGCGAACTTTTACAGTATTGCCATTCTCCACAGTCGTGGACGATGAAGTAAACGCACCAAAACCAGAGCCAGTATTTACGGCATATTCACCACCTGTAACGCTTATCGCCGACGCAGTATCGATGCCAGCCACCGTAATTGTGTTTGATTCGGTTAACGTGGAAAGGGCAACGTTTGTTTGGTCGGTAAAAGTAAAGGTGGTCGGCGTTGTGTCACCTGGCGGTCCAGTAATTACATCGTAACTTCGGGCAACATTATCGGTGGCGTCGATATGCCACATGGTTTGTGTGCCTTCGAAATCTCCAGTGTAATTGCCCTGGGCATCAACAGTGCCATTTGCGGTTGTCCAAACTATCTGATCACTTACAGCAGCAGCTGGAGAGAAGTTGTACAACACTCCTGTATCAGTTGTATTGAGTGTACCACTAAGTGTTACAAAGCTTTGAGTAGACAGTGGTTGAAATGATGTAGAGGTTGTTGGTGCTCCACCAGTACCTGTAATGGTTACTGTCTTGGTTCCATACAAAGCATGGGCGACCCCATCCACTAGAGACGGGATACTGTGGGTTCCATCCCCAGAGGTATCACTGATGCTTGTAGCGGACACTGCCCCAATTGTAATACTGGATACTGTACTTAACCCTGTAGTGGTGTAAGCTACCCCTGTGTCACCAGACCTTACAGTTGCTGGGTAGGAGTTTATGGATGCTCCCCCTCCACCACTTGTAACTGTGACCAGAGATTCATAAGTACCATAGCCGCCACCCGCCCTGTAGTCTTGTAGACCAGCCAAGAGGCCACTTAAAGTATCGGTATATGAGCCTGTCAATATTGACGACCCAGCCCGTATAAGATTAATATCCCCTGTGCTTGTATTAAACTCAAGCTTTATTGTGTCTGTACCAGTGTTAGATTGTCCTGTAAGTTGGGCGATTGTAGCACCACCACTTCCTGACACCTCTTTCCTCAGTGTAACAGTTGATCCTGTTATGATTAAAGAAAAACCTGTTCCAGAAGACGTTACAAAACAAAGACCAGACTCGTTAGATCCTGAAGGGTAATTCAGAATTACCTCTACACTACAAGCCCCACTACAAGTGCTGTTGTCAACAAGTTGAACAAATCCACTTGACACACCGATACTGTTTGATGCTGCATACTGAAGAGACCCACCACTATAAATAGTGTGGGTGCCGGGCGGTGTGTATGCTGCACTGGGGGTACCCGAGAAAGTTAAACTGGCTGTCATTACACCACCCCATCAATTGTGCTGCCGCTTAGAATAACGCGGGTGTTGTGTATTAGTGTTGTTTCAGCAAACCCAGAGTTTGCCCACCCATGCATATAACCGTTTCTGAAATTGCCAGCACCCGTTCGTTGTCCAATTTTGGCATTAGTTTGAGACCAGAGTTTGGTATAACTACCCTCACCCTCCACTCTATGCCATGCCTCAATAATCCCATCTTCTGCACTACCAGTTGTTGCCATTTTTATACGACAAATGAACTCATGCCACTTGGCTATGCCTGTTGTTTGTTTGATAAAAGGTTGTGAGGAAGAAGTGGAATTAACAATTTGGCCGAGACCAGAACCATCACCACTAAAGTGGTAACTAATTTCTGATCCACCTTGAGCATTATCATAAAGCTCCCAAGCAATAGTTGAACCCTGCCCAGCGCCACTGTAGCCATCACACCAAAAAACTAGAAATTTATTATTAGCAGGATGTGTAAATATACGAGTAGAGCTTCTTGTGTTACCACGGGTTGTATTTGTGATTGTGCCTGTCCATGTTCCGCTATTGCCACTGTCCGCAGCAAACAACAGGAATACTGTGGCGCCATCTTTGTAATAAAGTGTTCCAGTATGAACTCCGCCAACACCTGTAATTACATCCCCAACTTGCCATGTGGTTAAATCGCCTGCAACTGACAACTCCAAAGCTTGTCTGTGGAAATAATTGGCAGGGACAAAGAATTTCTGCTTCCACCAGAATTCAGTCATTGGATCAAAATAGATTGTCTCTTGGTCTATATCCATCCCAAGAGGATGTGGATCGCCAGTCCATGAGAACTCAAGGCCAGCATCACTTTCACCAGATGGCGTTGTAACTGGCCTTGCTGTTGTGAAGTTAAATCCGTTCTGTGCAGCAAGGCTACTACTAACAGCAAAGTTATAGTCTGCAATCACTCCCCCACCACCAGCCCTATCACCCGCAGGATGAGCTGAGTCATAATAAGGCGTTGCCGAATTCCGCAGTAAAATTCCGACTTTGTTTTGATTGGTTTGCGACATTAATAAAACGACCTTTTTTTATCAGGGGTTCTTGTGTCGGTTGGAAATCGTGAAAATCCGCGAGCTTGATTTGCGCGAGCCGAATCTGATTCAGCAATAAAAATCGCTTCGTTATATTTTGATAAATTAAAATCAGTCCACGGCTTACGTGGAATTTTGTATAGCTTGGATTTTGTGCCAGCAAGCAAAGCTTCGCGGTAATTTGAAAGCAGTGGAGCGCTCACAAGAAAAGCACCGGCATTTAATTTTGGTTTGATCGACACTTCGATTTGAACGACATAACCGGTAATATCTTCGCCCGCATAAACATCAACGGTTTCCGGTGTTGATTGCCACCATCCGCGATAGACTTCTTTGGTCGCGCACTTCTCATATACATTTTCGTCTTGATCGTAAACTTTATTTACGCCAACGATTTCTTTGCCTGCATTTGAGATTGTCAGGTTATAAGTTTCTTGATCAGCAACAATTGTTAATTCGACAGCATTTTCAATCCAGTAATTCGACTTCTCGCAAAACTCGCGGCACGCCTGCTGCAGTTGTTGCACAACCAGATCATAGGGCGCTTCAGGCATTTCAATCTGGATTTCGTTAACCATATCTTCGGGAATAGAGGCGGTCGAATGCGGCGTTATCATTTTCTAGGCTCTGGATTGCGCGGAGAGTATCGAGTATCAGTCTGGATTTTTATGCCCATCATTGACTGGAATGTATTTAGATGCTGATTGGATCTTGCGATATTGACAGAACCTTCAACGTCGTGACCAAACAATCTGTGCATTGCCCACTCGTAAATCATTGGCTCGTACAAGTCGCTCACTGTTATGTAAGTGGTGGCCTCGACAAACGGCTCAGGATAAGCGGTCGGAATGGCGCTATAAGACAGCTGCAGTTTTGCGCCGTTTGCCGCAGGTGGATTGGTGTAAAAAATTAAAGGCTCACGATCATCAACCATGTATTCACGAATAGTTGTCGATGCTGTATTTGAGCGCCAGTTTGGGCTAATTGCATCAAGATCACCGCTCCCAACACGGCGAACACTGCGCCCATCAACAGAGCCAACGCGATTGTATTTGACATTAAGCAGCTTATGCGGCGCAGGAGTCAGCGCCGATATAGACTGCTTAATGCCAACAGCACAGGTAAATTCAACGTCAACTGGGTTTGCGTCCGGTCTGTAATTGACGATAACTTTTTCAGCTTCGTAAATCGCAATGCGAATCGCATCTTCCGGCCATGAATCTTCGTTAACGTCACGCAACGCAGCTTGGCAGCGCTGAACTATATCCTGTACTTTAACCATGATGACTCCGATTAATTAGCTTTCAATTTTGTCCAGGCGGCTTTTACTTGCTCGCCTGTAATTGATTCATCACCAGCAGCATTTCTTACGGCAGATAAAATAGGAACGCCGTTTGATTTACTAAAATGATTATCGTTGCCTTGCTCAAGGCTCAAAATTGCATTTGTGATTTTGGTTTCGTTTTCAGAATTGGCTTCAGTCTCTTGATTGCCCGTGTCTTGACTTGAGCTTTCTTGTTGACCGCTTTCCGCCTCTTCTGATTCAGCAACCGGTGTCAGCGTGATAGTGCCGTCTTCGTTGTGGGTCGTGGTGTATTTTGTTCCTGCGCAGCCATTAACGCCGCGAGCAGGCAGTTTTTCAAAATCTTCTTCAAGGCACCAAACGTCTGGATGCTGAAGAAATCTCGGGAGTAATCTTTGGTCCACTTGCTGTTTGTCGCCGTAGCCATGCCAAACAACGCCAGTTTTGCATACGTTGTCTTCTTTGAATTGTCGGTTGCCGATATAAACCAACACAACAAAAGTTGCTCTCACTAATGCAGTTACGATGCCTTCTGTCACAGTGCTATCCTCATTTATGTAAATAAAAAACCCCGCCGAAGCGGGGAATCAGGGTTGTTACTTAGTACCAATGAACTTGTAGTTGACGATTGCCGTTACCTTGCCGGTAATCGCAGCGCCACCTACTGTTGCAGTGATGAAAGTTGGCGCTTGCAACTCAATTGGATGCGCAGCACATGGTCGCTTTTGCGCGGAGGTTGATGCAGCGGCCGCTAAAAACTGAGCGGGAGCAGCAGCACCATCAGCGGAATCAACAAACTCATAACCTACTGACAGAGTTGAAGATGCACCCATTGCGTCATGCACAAGATCAACGCCAATAATTTCCACACCGGCAGGCATTTTTGCAAAACGAATCACGTCAGAGATTGGTGTTGCAACAGCTTGAAACGATGACGCGAAAACGCACGCGTCACCGTTAGAGCCATTCTTCGGAATAACCGAAAGTTTTTGGGCATTTTGATTTGCCATAATTAAATCCTCTTGAAAATAAATTCAAAAAATAAATAAAAAAGCCGCTCGAAAGCGGCATTGTTTGGATTAAGACACTGCGGAGTCGATCACGATAACGCCGTGATCATTAACGCGACCGCTCGCATCTTTGAAGCGGATTTTCTTCTTACCGTTCACCCATGCAATTGAGTGTTCCATAGCGTTGTCGTGGTCAACTTTTTCGCTGTGATTAGAGAAAGGCAAGCCGCCTTCGGCAGATCCGTAAGCATCGGCCAACGCTTGAGCGCCTAACAACATTGCGCGGTGAGTTTTCACTGCACAAGTCACGTTGGTAGTAGTTGCGGCGTTGACGTTTTGGCATACGCTTACTGTTTCGCCAGCGGCAAAAGAGATTGGTCGCTTCATCTTTTTAATTAAGATGTTGTTGTACAACCAGCATTCGCCCATGAAAATCGGATGCTTCCAGCCAGCACTTCGCGCATAAGCATTTGCCACCAATTGCTCAAAAGTTTTACCTTCTGCGGAGGTTTTCAGGTCATGCCATTGGCGTGGAGTAATCGCTAACAAGTAGAAAGGATTGTCCTCGCTTTGCGGATCATCTTTGAATCGAATTGGCTGCAATGGAAACGCCATCTCGTCAATCATCAAGCGCAAGCGGTCAATGTCTTTCAGTGAGAGCTTGTCGGTTGAATCGAGGTTCGATAACGCAGTTGCATCGTTCGCATAAAAATGGCGATCATAGGTTGGCGGCGTTACATCATTAACAAGCAACTCCGAAAATTCAGGATCACTTGACTGAGGTAAAATCCAGCCGTTTGTATCGCTACCGCGAGCACCAGCCAAATGAATGCCAGTCAACTCGTCAGCCACTTTCATGTAGTACGGCTTCAGCATCGCAGTGGCGATATTCACCAAATTTTGCTTGGTGCGTTGCTGCGTCATGCGACCGCCTGAGTCTACAATGTGACGACCTTGTTGGATCTTCAACGAGAACTGTGAGCTCGTCAAAGACTCGGAGCGACCTTCGAGTTTCTTGTCACCCATTGTCGGGCGACCTTGCAACTCATGGTACAAATCCATAGTCACTTCATCGCCTTTTTCTTTCTTCAAGTTTTCAACTCGAACGATGGGCGCGCCTGGTTGAGTCTGCTTTGAAGGATCAGCTTTATTAGCGTTGTAAGTAGTTGGAGATGTATCAGTCATCAAGTTAGTAAAGTTATTACCACGTGTTGCCTGAGTGAACAGTGCCGCGTTAAAAAGTTTATTGGCTGCAGCAGAGCCAGATTGGATAACGGTCATAAAAAGCCTCGCAAATTAATTATTCAATTTGCTGAAGCATCGCCATGAGTTTGTCAGGGTGCATGTTTGCCATGTCAGACAATAATTCACTCGCATCTTTCTCTGCGAGCATCTCAATTGGCGAGCGTTCAGCGCTTGGGGTTACACCTAAATTTGAGAGCGAGCGAGGTACTGACGACGACATAACGTCATCGACTTTTTTCTGCGCTGTCTCGTTGATTTTTTTGGTGCTTTGCGCGGGCGCTTCGCTCGTATCGCCGAACGCAACTTTTGTGCGTCTTGCGACTTCTGCGAAACGATCCGCAAGGGAAGCGTCTTTGAATTTCGGATCGACTTTTAATTTGTCGTCGATCAAACAAGCAAAATCGAAACGGTCTGGATCTGATTTTTCCCAAGAAAACAAGTCAGCGTTGTTTTGCAGCGCCTGAACTTCTGGCGGAACTGCATTTGATTGCTGTAATTGCTGTTTTGATGCGGCAACATTTTCGTTGAGAAGTCGAATTGCTTTGCCGATCACCGGATCAAGCTCGTCAAGCTGTTCCATTTCTTCTTTGCTCAAACCAGCTGCTGCTTGCGCGTCGGTTATTTGCTCAGGATCAATGCCTTTCGCTGTCAAAAACTTGGTCACGTTTTGGCTATGCGTTTCTTGCTCAGCAAGCTTTTGTTTTAGTGCTGCATTTTCAGCAGCTAATTGCTTGCCCTGCTCTCGCGCAGAGGACAAAACTTCGTAAGGAATTACTCGCTTGCCGTCGCGGGTTGCGACAACAGCAGGCAAATCTTCTTCCGTTTTTTCTTCTGCTTCAGTTTCAGTTGTTTCTTCTGATTTTTCAGATTCGGTTTCGCCGGACGCCGCGCTTTCTTCGCCTGTTTCTTCATCTGTGTTGGAAATTTCTTCTATCGATCCACCGTTTAAGAGAGCGTTCATTGCGTCCAGATCACCAGACTCAATCGCTTTGTTAATCGCTTCTTCGGTTGCAGGATCAATCGAATCAAAATCAACGTCATCAGTAATGCTTGCCATACTTTCTTCCCCGCCATTTATCGCATGGGCTGCGCTATCGTTTGTGTTGTCCTCTATCGCTCGGACGTTGCGAAAAAAAAGCAAAAAAAAACCCGCACGAAGCGGGTTTGTTAAATTTGTTTAGTGGAACTATTTAAGCGGCTGATTTTTCCGGTTGTTTTTCTTTTTCGGATAGCGCGCTTATATCTTCATCAACAGCCTTGATCATCTCTTGCCGAATTTTTACGACCTCGGTAACGATCAGCTTGGTTTCTGCTTGAATTTTTCTGATCTGCTCGGCTTTGAGTTTTGCATCAAGGCCGTCGTCTTTCTGAAGATTTTCTATCTCAATCATTTTTTGCTTAACAGAGAGAACCTTATCTTCAACTTCAGCTTGCATTGCCTGGAATGCGAGCGCATCTTCTTGTGCTTTTTGTTCTTGTTGTTGTTTCATTGCTTCCTGCTCTTCCGGAGAAAGCTCGGCCAAATCAACACTGCCGCTTATTTTTCGTATTTGCTGCAGCACTTCGTCACGATTGGCGAGATCAGAGGTTTCCACGATCATTTCAAACAGCGGAGCCTGGAACTCTGGTGGCAACCTGCCAACCATATTCGCCAGCGCAACATTCAACTGCTGTCTGTACGTTGCTGTGTTTGCTGTCTCGTCGATCACCACGCGCATTTTTGTACGCAGCACAGAATTGTTTATTTTCGTTTTATTGAATTCGTCAGTGATGCGCTCATTGAGCACGATCGTTTTTGTTTTCTTTGGTGAGTTAACGTTAATGCGAACTTGCTTCTCCATATCGCCAATATCGGCAACTATGTTTGCCAGCAACAATTCGTGAACTAATTGACGTGCAAACTTGTAATTGTCGAGCAACTTGGAGAGCGTGACCGTCCCCTGCTCTACCAATGAATCAATCGCAACACCTGAAGTTGCACCAGACTCTTGACCAAGGAATGCGGAATAAACACCGGCAACGTCCTGAATTTCTTTTTGTGCGCCTTGCAGCACCTGGAATTGTTGTGCAGCGATGCCGCTATCCAGCTCGACGCGAAACGCATTGCCGTCGCGATTGCGACGATTTGGATCAAGGTTTATTACACCATCGGCGCGATGCAATTCATCCATCAATCGCTCATCACTCATATTCATCAATGCATCATTGTCTTTGATGACGCGCTTGAGGTTGAGCAACCATGTTAATTTGTTGCGGCGATGATTGATTTCATCCTGCGGCGACAACATGCGGCGAACCAGGCCGTAGGGAATACTGCTTTTATCTTCGCGATACCCAAAGAATGGAACGTAAGGAAATTTATTGTGCGGATGCGGGCTATCTATATCAGACAGTTTGTGTGGTCCAACGAAGTAAGCCATGCGCATACGCGAAAAATTACTGGCTTGTACAGTGACTGCACCGGAGGCAATTGCGGCGTTATGCAGCTCATTGGTTTTGTCGTAGAGCACAACCTGCCCGTTTTGAGCTTTCAATACCGGCTTACGATCCCAAACGCGGTAATACACTTCGTAAACGAGGGCGCGCTTGCGATCCGAATCCCACCAGTCACTTCGATTGATGCCAGAGTTGAATTCAACGGCGTGAGCATCAACCAGCGCAGATCCGCTGTGCAGCGATTGATATTCGTGGAATTGATCCCAACCCTGCCAGTTGCCAGCAACAGCTTTGATCAGTTCACGATGCTTAGGGAACGCTTGAATAACAGTGTCTTCATCAAGCCAGCGTCTACGCATTAACCAGCGGCAATCTTCAAGATCCAACCGCTTGCTATGCCAATCCCACCACATTTCATTGCGGTGAACTTGTTGCACAACGTATGGATAACGAAACGGGTCCTCATCACGAGTGACTTCAACCCAATCTATTCCACTCTTGATCATTCCACCGAAAGCATCAGCACAAGCGCGGTCTGTCATTGATATGCGAGCAGCTTCGTGAAGCTCTTGATTCATCGCATCAATAACAGGCAAGCCTTCGTCATCATCAGCAACCAGCTTTGCGTCAGTGCGCGTTTTAACTTCGAGTCCTAGAACGCCGTCAATCGTTGGAGCAATCAGGTTATGAACAAGACTCGGTTGTCCACGGCGCTCAAGCTCTTCGGCCATCTCTGGCGTGATTTGATTGCCATCGTAATAATCAGCGCACTTGTCGGCGAGCGGACGCCAAAGCGGTTGATAGCGAATGTCAGAGAGAAAGTTTTCGAGAATTTTTGCGTCGATTGCGGGTGATACTGCCATGTCTGACAATTAGCCGAGCCTCCAATCTGATTTTTTACGCTGAATGTGGTTAAACTGAGGTTTTGTTATTGCTATGTCGCGCCCGGTCATAACCAGATAACGAGTTGCGTCCATTAGGTGATCGTTCTTTTTAACGATGTGTCCCTTTTCATCGCGTCTGTATATGCGATATTCGGTAAACCAATTCTGTAATGTTGAAAAGACTTTCAGTTGGCCGGTTGAAAGCAGCTCGAAGACTGAGTGCAATCCTGCTTCGACCGCGTTATCAGCCTTGATAAGTGGCAAGCCCAACTGCAAATACATTTCAAGCAGCTGCTCACCATCAACTTGTGATCTACCGCGAGCCGCAGGGTCTATTGTTCCTGGGATCCATTCACCACGCGCCTTGATGGCGGTTGTGTGATTACTTGGCTCAGCTTGACCCTTGTAATGCTCGGAATACAGGTACCAAACATTCGCATCCGGATCCTTTGCGCCCCAAACCGCAGCGGTTCGATTCCAGCCAACGTCCAGACCAAATGCGCGAGGCCAGTGCTCAGGTATCAAAAACGGCTTAACCTTAATATCCTCTTCTGCGATCGGATAGATAGCACCTGAACCCAAGCTTGGAATCCCCTTTGAACGTGCTTCGCGAAGGTGAACCTCACTCTCTGCGTACATGCGAGTTTTTTCGGCTTCGCTCAAATGAGGAACATCGTCCCAACCAGCCATCACCATGACTTTATCGCCATTGGTTTTGACGCGGCTATCATCATTGGCGCTGTTGTCGCCCAGATAACCAAGAACGATCGGCGTTAAACCTTTGAGTGGTGTGAACGTCTCAATGAGCAATCCGCCAGTGGTCATTAAACGCAAAATACACTCAGCGCGGATCCCTTCGTTTGCCTCTTCATCAAGCCAAACTATATCTTTCTCGGTACCTTGGAACGCTTTACGGCCTTGGTCATACGACTTGAAGGCCAGCTTGCTCCAGCCGCCAGATGTGTGCTTAACCATCAGGTAATCGCACGCATCATTACTGCCTTGCCGCCAACGAACCTTGCCAATCAAATCGGCAGGAATCAGCCCGGTACCGAGATTGTCTCTAGTGCCAAGCATTTTGAATTGAATAATGTCTCGAACCGATTCGATCGTGTCGCCTGCAGCCCAAACATCAACAGGACGATCGTATCGTTTGCCTTCCCACCAATCCGGATATTTGCCAGTCAGGTGAAGCGTTACTTCATAACCGCCGCCGCCTTCGGTTTTTCCGACACGGTTTGCAGCCATGAAACAACGGGTAGAAAACTGCGCGCCAAGCCTGAAGAATTCCAGGTGTTGCTTGTAAAGCTCGCGTCTTAATGGACCGGTATCAGGAAATAGCGTAAATAATTTGTTTCGTTGCTGACGCTTGATCTTCTCTTCAAGAAGTAGCGCCAACTCCAGCTTGAGCTTGAAGTTGGGCGATACGCTTATCGAGCTGTTCATCATTTAGCTCTTCCGCGAAAGAGTGTGTGTTATCCGTTTTGATGGCCGCCAAGTCCCCTTGCATTTTGTTTAGCTCAGCGATTGCAGCGATTGCACTGCGAGCGTCACGATGCGCCAGGTCGCCGTCGCCATCATCTCCGCCCTTCGCCACTTTTGCCGAGTCATGCAGAGCCATGCTCCACAAGAGCTGTGTTTTTTGCTCAAAAGTAGCAATTTGCTTTGGTGTTAGCTCAATTTGAGCGATTTTTAAAAATACTTCTCGGTATCGGGTAAATCTTGGGTTGGATTGAATCAGCTTGCTTGCATCAACAGCCGGTTTTTTGCTTTTGTAGCCAGCCTCAATATATGCCTGCTCTTGTGATTTTCCTGCAGCCAAGCCCTTTGCCAAGGCCAATTGATTTGCTGATTTGAAACTCGCGGCCAACTCAGCCAACTCATTTTTCAGCGCTTTTAGCTCTAAATCACTCACCTATCGCGCTCCTGCGTGAATTCTGGCTCGTCGAGCAAGGCGCAGATGCTTACAATTGCGTATAGCTCATGCTCGTAAGCGTCTCTCTGTGTCAGCTCGATCATGTAAGACTTTGATACTGCGTCTATAGTGCTGCCCCCTGAGAGAGAGCGAGTAGCGAATTTGGGGATTGCTGGAACTTGGTCTTTACGCACACACGGAACAGCCACAGGCTTATCGACATAGACAACACGATCAACGTACTCAGCTGTTGTGCAGCCCTGGATCGAGATCAGTATCACTGCAAGCAGGGCAATCAATATCACCCTCCCAGCGTAGCTATACTGTCTACCTGCGCGCATGTGCAATCATCCTCTCGCGGATTTCCTCGCAAGATTGCGATTCGGGCAGCGACTCGATACTCGTTATTGTTATTTCTGCCGCTTTTTTTATTGTCTGTGCGTCATCTAATGCAGTGTTTAATCGCGTTAGCGTTGCATCAGTGCGATTATGTAATGTCGTTATTGCGTCATTCTGCAATTTGACTGCGTTTTGTAGTGCTGTATGTTGAGCGCTCATAATAGCCAATTCGGTTTTGGCTTTTTGAGCCGACTTTCGAGCTTTGCCTGCATCATACTGAGCGTTCATTGCCCACCCAAAAAAGAATGCCACCGCCCCTGCCATAATCCAAAAAGGAGCGTCAGGCATAAACGCCTTAATTAGCTTTATCATCTTTATCCCCCCTGTCTACGCGCGAGTTAGCCAATTTTTCGATCAGCGTAAAATAAAGATCCTCGAAAAAGTCAGCGCTTTTGCTCCCCGCGAAGCTCGCCATACTCACTATCAGTATGACAAGAGGCTCTTGCAGCTCCATCCATCCAGCCAACTGCCAAGCGACAAACGCGCAAAACATACTGATGATCAGCTCCATTGCAAACTCCTTCCACGCAAACTGCCCCGCCGCCTTCTTTATGCGACGAATGTAGCCCGCCATCGCGGCGAACACGCTCATCATCACGATCAACAGAGCTTTTATCAGCTCGTCATTTGACTGCATCATGTAATGTCTCTGTCTGTTATGAGTAGATAGTCAAACGCATTGTCGTATTTTGCAAAATGGCGTCTTGCGAGATACATCAACTGCGTAAATTCCTTGGGATCAGCAACAACTTGACAGCCAGCGCTCCACTTGTGGACTAATTCTGATTTTATGTCCGCGTTTGCGCGGTGTAGATTGATGCCGTACATGCCGGGCTTTGAGATCAACTTTACGTCGATATTCGCGTCTTTATTGTTATCACGCCAGAGCTTAACCGGCGATAGCTGCACAAGCGCATCATATTTGCCTTGGTGCCTGCCCAACTGCCACAGTTTTGGATAAAAGCCGGCGGGTAAAATGCCTGTCCCTTCCAAATTCAGCGGATTTTCGCGGTAATAAACACCCGGATCTGTCGTTGCGTCGCACACTAAAATTCGCTCACGATCAGTCTGCTCATCAACCCAAATCGCAATGATCATGTCGTTGAATTTGTTGCTCTGAGCGTCAGCAGTATTGCGCACCCCGATCAAATTCAGCTCACCTGGGCGGCTCTTGTAGTTATCGCCAAGCAATTTTTTGAGCGTTTCGATCAAAACCATGATTTTTTTCCAATAAAAAACCCCGAGGCGTTTCCGCGACGGGGTTTGGTGTTTGTGCTGTCTTTCCAGCAGTCATCGGTTTAACTACGCACTTAGCAGGCTCTGTATACCGAAAACCACAAGTGACAATTTCTTGTTGCGCAGCCCAGCTCGTTTAGGGGTAATCTCCCCAGATTGGGAAAATTTAGGTTATTTTCCCTTATATTGCAACTGTTATTTACAACAAATCACTTATCCAGCTGAATAAGAGATATACAGTAATCGACTGTATATTCCCTGTTATGTGTTGAGTACAATTTTAGCTGCACGAATTTTTTCATCTATCTTGGTAATGTATGAAGGCTTACCATTTTCTTCGCAATCCCACTCGCTCGTGTGGTGATAGCCGTGGCCAGCTTCCTCTATCATCTCTATAATTTCGTCAACTTCTTTGTGGCCGGTTCTTTCAAAATATAAATATCCGCTCATAAAAACCTCTGTAGTTATTTAATCGCAAGCACAGTTGCACATAACCAGTAAATGAACGCGACGGAATTAGAATGTCGCAATTTTTAAGCTCATACAGCCGCAGCGTTATTAAGGCGTTACATGCTGCCTGTGAGAGCGCAGCAGTTAATATCACTCAAAACTGAAAAGGCCAAAAGTTGATAGTCGTGGCGCTCCGTATCCAGCAAAAACAAATGTTTTCAATGGCAAAAATACCCCGTCAAAATATATCGGCTCAAGATTAGAACAATTGACAGCGCAATAATTCAGCCCGTTTTTTTCGTATGTTAGCGCCATAAGCCAATCACGCTGTGGGGTTATCCCACTTCCAGAATAATCAACGTGCGCATCTGGTATAATCCACGCCTGAGTATTTTTAGCATCTACCGGCAGGTTATTTATAAAACAAAAGAAATCTTTGCTGTCCATCATGTGGTAATACGTTTCACCAAAATCAGTAAATGACCCAACCCATTTTTCAAGCTTTTGAATTGGAACGTCATCTCCATCTGTGTTTATATCGTATGGCCCAAATTTCTGGCCAGTAATTTTGAAATCATACTCTGGGTCTTGGCATTCAAATTCGAGCATTTTTAAAACCTCTCACTTGGTTAAATTAAACCTGCTACAACATGTAACAAGTCGTTCGTACATCGTTCGTTTCACTCACTGGACAACGCTTCGCGTTGCCGCACAACTCGGCGTTATGTGAGTGTATTTTCCACCAACTTCGTGTAACCAATAATGTCGTGCCATGAGTCTACATATTCTGGATCACCGTTTAAAATTCTCCCTATTTTATGAGCAACCATTTCCAAAGCCTCCTTTTTATCATCGCTGAGAGCCTCCCAATTTTTACTATCAACCATTGCGCGCTTTAAATTTTGTGTTATTCGCGCATGATCACAAAACTCTCCGTACATTTTCCCGCGCAGCTCTAAAGTTTTATCTATTTCACTCATCTCTAAATCCTCGGTAATTCACGCAGCAGCTTCCGGAGTCTTAAGTATTTCAGCAAGATCAAGCGCAGCAAACGGCTCGTCACTTGCTTTATCGTTTATCAATCCAATCACATGCGCAACGGGTGGCAGCGCAATTGCATCGAGGTCTTTGAGAGCATCTTTCATTTTGATGAACATGCCGACCCATTTGTGCTCGTAATCGTCAACCGTGCAGCGCAATATCAACGACATTTCTTGCCAGCGCCGCTTTGTTCTTTGCATTGACCTCGCTTCGACGCAAGAGTCGGCCATTGCGATATAAGCCAGCTTCCCCGCCTCGATTGATTGATACGCATTAAATTTTTTATTTGTTACCGAATCCATCAAAAACGGAAACAAAATGTTTCGCAGCATTTTAGCGTTTTCCGTGCCTTCCGGTGCGTAAGCGAGCATTCCCCACGCCCACGCAACGGGGTTTTCTGTGCGAACAGTATTTATGATCTGCTGTATCTTGCCTTTGTCGCAATGATCCATCGTGCAACCGTCGGAGCCTTTTGATGAAAATTGCACATTGAACGAATTGATTGCCTCTTGTATATCAATTGCACCAACACCTGTTAAAAAAGCATCGTGCCAGGCATGGCGCGCGCTGATTGCAAAACCGCTAGATAAAGTAAATTTCATTCAATAGCTCTCCAGCCTTTTTTGCCTTGATAAACAACTTGATATTCATGATCCGGATGCGCAGGCAACCAGAATTTTTCAAGCCACTTTCTGCGCATTTTGTAGTCTGCCGTTTCAAAGCCTTTTGCTTCGAGCAACGTAAAACTTCCATCCAACTCATGAACACGAAAATCAACTTTGTGCGAAACCTTGCATTCAAGCACTGGCTTTCCATATGAGTTGAATGGCACACATTCGATTTTAAATTGACGCTCGTAATCCTTTATCTCCCCCGCCCTTTTGCGAACATCCAACGTGTGCGCGACACCCGCCTCAAATTTGCTGTCGTATCGCTCGCCATTGAATGTCGTTTTTTTGTTGCCGAATTTTTGCGTGCTTGTTTTATACGCCAATTCAATTACTCCAATGATCAAAATAAAATTCCCGTTCGCGCACTCTTGGGAGTCGAGCTGTACTTACATCACGCTTTGCATTTATTCATCGTCGGAGTGCTCGACCCAGGTAGAGGTCTTACCGAAGGAGTCACGCCGGACGCTACCCAACGACATTGCGAATGCTCACGCTACAAACCAACAATCGATACTCGATAATTAGCCACTTCAAAAATACCTTTGTTTTTATCGCTATCAGGACGCATGTTATTAACAAGCATCGAATAGGTTACTGCTTTTTCAATCCGTTGATTAATCGTGCTCAAGTCTCCCTCCGGATCTTTCATGCAGCCTCGCATCCTGAAAAAAACAGGATCAATCTTGTGCGTTTTGTTTTTGTGATTTGCCAGCACATAAACCAATTCAATATCAATCTCCCAAATAAACTCTTGGGTGATTAGCCAGTTGCGATAAACATCGTCCTTAAACGCTTCAACAACACCATCACGCGCCGAAGGATAAGGATTTACACTTGTCGCTTTGGGTAATTCGTTTGCGCACCCGTCGCTACCTAGCGGGTTTTTATCTTTCCATTCCAGGATTAGGCCCAGGCAATCCTTGCGCACTTGTTCGTGCTTTTGCTTTTTCGCATAGCTGCTTGCATCAACTTTGCTTTTGCCTGTTTTTTTCGCCGCTGAGTACGCTTTTCTGGCGTTGCCCTCAATTCTTTTTTTCAGCAGTAGCGCTTTTAAATTAACGCTCATTTGTATTTCCTTTTTTTGTTGTCTAGCAAATCTTCAAAAAACACGCTCTGTTGCGCAAAGTGACGAACAACAGATTCGGTGTACTCTGCCCCCTGCTTTGTGTCGAAAAGTCTTGTAACCGGAAAGCCATCGACCCCAAACAGCGGATTATCGCCCATCAAAAACAATTGCTCTTCGTAACTGCGTCCAGCAAAATAACGATTCCAGCCGTTGTTAAATCTTTCGTCGTCCCTTCGCATAATCGGAACGCCAATCACCAGCTTGCAATACTTCTTAAACTCAGAAATATCTTGCGCGGTTCCATCGCCAAGCGTCTCGCTTATCCGCACATAAAGCGCAGCAAAAAGCGCATTCTGGTCAAGCGTTCTATCCTTGCTTGTTGTTGCTGTCACTCTCAAATAGCGGTTTTCTTTGTACGCATCATGCAGCGCTTTGATGCTTTCAGAAAATGCGCGATCTGAATTAATAATTAATTTCATTTCATCAGCGCGTTCATTTTTCCGGCGTACCGCATAGCCATCGCTTGCGATGATATTTTTCTGCCACCTGGAATAATCCAAACGTTATCCATCTTACTGAAGCGCACAGTTGCGCGACCGACTGTTATGTCCCGACTGCGATCATCGTCATGGTAAAAATTACCAATATTTGAAATTGATCTAACGCCCGTCATCGTGATCCTCTCCTTGCATCTCGACAGATTTGATGCAAAATAATCCAAAGAAAATACAACTCATTCCGTACAAGCTGATAGCGATCCAAAACGCATCAATATCGTGCTTGTACCAATGCGCCAGCACTGCACCAAAAATCAAATAAAGCAAAAACGTTATAACAATCACAAAAATTATTTTTCTACGCATTTTTTCTATCCTTCCAACGTTGAGTAACCAGCCTTTCGATTCTGTCTGCGACTTCATGGCCATCTTTTCTTCACCAAAGCGCAATCCATCCCGCCCTATTTGTTTTCAGCTTAAGATTTAAAATCAATCTCACTCTGCAACAAATCTTTTTAAAATCATAAACGCCACCAAATTTAAACTTTTCGCACAAATCGCAATCCGTAACCTCGTCAGAATTGGACAGCGAATAA